CTAGCAATGGCTCTACTCAATAGATTTAATGACACTAGAGTAGCCAATGATTTATTCCCTAATAGGGATAAAGGGTACAGAGGATTTAGATCAGATAAGCCATATACAGTTACAAATGAAGATGTTAAAAACGTAACTACATCTGGTGCTAACTCTTTACAGACTTCCATGATTCAAGCCCAGAACAATATTAAGTTCAGCTTTAACGTAAACAATAAAGGAGAAGGTTTTGCTAACTTTGCTCTCACTAATACAAATGAGTCATTCATTAAAGAGTGGTTGGGATATACCACAGACACTAGTGGTAATACAACAGCTATCACTAAGTCTCTTACATCTAAAAATAATCAATTAGATAGAAGCTTTGACATTGCTAGATATGCTAATGATGTATTAAGTGTAGATGATGAGGGTAATGAAATAGCTCTAGCTGATAGACATGCTTATTTAAAACATAAAGCTATTTCTACTCAACGTACCATGATTGATGGGGACTTTAATCCTCAAGCAGATAAATTCCATCGTGAAATTTTTGTACCTACATTTACTAATCCAGATGGTTCAAGAATGGAATGGGGATTTAATGCTAAAGGAATTGACCATACTAATATTGCTAAAGAAGCTTTAGACCTTTACCGTAATAGATTAAATATTGAAGATACTAATCATTATGACCAAGTAACAGGTTTTGCTCTTGCATTAGCTCAAGCATTAGGTGTGAAAATCGAGCGTAATAAGGTCGCTGATGCATTAACTAAGTTAGATGGTATTCTTAATAGTCCTAACTTTGAAAATGCAATGCAGAGCCTCTCAGACCGTATTAATGGTAAAGAGAGTGCATTACCTAAAGGTGCTATTAAATCTCTTGGTTTAGATAGTCCTAGAGCGTTAAATGCGGTATACCAATTAGCCTTAATGGAATCTGGTAAAGGATTGAACAGTAAAGGTCAATTCCAACCAATGCTTATGATTGAAGCCGATGGTATTGGTAATGGTGTTCACAATAACCTTAGACAATTCTCTACTGGTTTTACAGAGAACTATTTACATACACTTAAACGTACTGGTGTAGTTTCTTTAGACTTTATTGCATCTGCAGAAGATCCTAAAGAATTAGAAGGTTCTAGAGAAATCTTTACCTCTGATAATCCAAATGACACTATTGATGATGTGTATAACGTAGTAGCTAATACTCTAACCAATAGATTCCAAAGATTAACTACTTTGGCTGACCAGTACAATATTGGAGATAACACCCTTAATCAATTAATCAATAGTGGTTTCCTTGCTGCGATTGCTCATCGTACAGATGCTATTGGTACTTTAACCAAAGCCAATGAACATTCTAAAGCCACAGATAATGAGATTACTGGTTTACTTAAAACTCTTATGGTTCTAAACCAAACAGATAATTTTGAGAATGGGGATATTGGTGATATTCCATTAAATCAATTAGGTAAACTAATTGTTAAACGTGGTGTAGCTAAACTAGCAGTAACTCCTAGTAACTATGGTGGTAAACGTACTGGTATTAATAACCAAGTAAATGGTGAATTTAAATCCTCTTACTTAAATCAATTAAATGACCTTTACAAAGCTATTAAGAAAGAAGGTTTAACCAGTGAAAATGAAAAAGCATTGGATAGACTTATCAAGTACGGTCAAACCATTCGTATGGCTCCTCTTGAAATCAGTTATGGTTCCAAAGAGGAAGCCCTAGGTGTTATTGAGGATATGAATAATATTACTCCTGACCAATCAGCAGAATTAACTAAATTCAATTATTCTGGTATCTCTACCTTATTATTTGAGGGTATTAGAGAAGTGTATGGTGAGCAATTTAAAGAGGTTGATGCAATTATTGCTAATGACCAAATGCTCTATTACGCCTTTGAACAAGAGTTCCTAGACAAGCTTAATAACTTCGTTAAACAACGTAATATTGAGAAAGGATGGGCTTCATATAAAGAAGATGGCTCAATGCAAGCTTCTGACTCTAGAGCATATGACTTCCCTAAAGCTCATGAATTAAAAGAGATTTTAGGTAACTTAGTAAACAGTCCTAACGTAGCTACTGCTATGAGTAAAGATAGCCAATTAATCAATGACCTTTACCATGTAGGTAACAGTATTACTAAAGAACAGTTACTAAGAAATGAACATTCAATGACTACAGTTACTTCTGTGTACCTAAACCCAGAATCCAATACTCATATTGGTGCTGTATTGAATAAAAGTTGGAAACACTTTGAGTCTTCAGGTCCTTCATTACTTACCTCTTCTATTGTAGGTACAGAAGCAGCGACTCAAGGTTATCTAGCGATTGAAATGGAGAAGAATCGTACTCCTACTCTTGACGTATATGATGGTGTAGAAGTATGGGGATTCATGCGTAACTTTGTAGGTAATAAAGTAAATGAAATTACCAACCAAGTTCATTTAGATAACTCATTAATGAAGAGTTTCTATGAGAAACTAGCACGTTCAAATGTAGGTGAGATGTTCTTAGAGCATACAGCTCCAGAATTTAGATCTATTGAGAAGAGATTCTTGAATAATGCTCTTACTCAAGATGATGCTAAGAAATTGAAAGGTATGTTAGGTGCTTATACTTCTGCTTGGTACATTAATAATGAAGATGTAAACCAAGATTATGAAGCAGTACGTACCTATTTAGACAAGGTTATTGATTCTGATGGTTCTACCGATAATGTTCCATCTAAGACAGCTAGAGAAGCTCTAGAACGCATGATTAAGAGAGAATATAACTCTATTGAGTCTGGATTCTTACCTACTTCATACTCATTATTTGAAGCTTCTGTTAAGAAAGCTAGAGAAAGAGCTATTGATAACTTAGCTATGAAAGATATTGAACGTGAATACTTACCAGTCATTGTTAACCAATTTGGTGGTATCTCCAATGGTTACTTCCATGGTGAAGATTTGCCTAAAGTAGTAGATACAATCAATAGATTCAATGAGTTTATGACTAACCATCCAGATAAAAGTACTACGTTCAGAAAAGACTCTAAAGCACTTACTGAATTCATTGCTCAAGATAAGATTATCCAAGAAGCACTAGAGAAAGCTAGAGCTAAACATGCTCGTGCATTACCTCTTAAATTACCTACTAATAAGATGGAAGCTAAACCTGAATATACTAAGTCTGCTACTGATCTTATTAAGTCAATTAGAAAAAATTTAACAGGTGATAACTTAGACACTAAAGTTCTTGGTTCTTTATTAAATGCCTTTGAAGCTGGTGTTAGACATAATGAAAAAGTTTATGACAGAAAACTAGAAGTATTCACTGACTTCAATGAGTTCTTAAGTAAACTTCCTGAAGATGTAAGAACCAAAGTCAAAGACATGAACTTGAATGGTTACTACCATCCACTAGCAGGTATCTACATTAACCCTGTTCAGTTTGAACTAGGTAATATGAAAGACTTGGTTCATGAGTTAAGCCATGCTGCTTTAAACAGTCTGATTAATGCTCATTACTTATCTAAAGGAACAGCAAGTCCTGAAACAACAGCAGCAATTAACTTAATTGAAGCTATTGCTAAGGACATGGCTAAACTCTTTACCCATGATTCTAGAGTTATGAGTATGGTTAAACAGATGCATGAATTCGGTGATTTTGATGTGAATTCTGCGTATAGAAGCTTAGATAGAGTAAGAGCTACTATGGCTAATATTGGGTATGTATTTGACCCTCAAACAGCCAGAGAGGTAGATGCTATTACCTTAGCTAAAGCTAAAGCAGAAGCTATTAAAGAGTTTATTGCTTATGGTTTAACTGAGTCTGAATTCTTGAATAGACTAGAATCTAGTGGTTTAAGAAACAGAAGTAAAGTTCTAGAAGAAACTGGTTTTAAAGCAGTAATGGAACAATTTAAAGACTTACTTAATAAGTTTATGAAAGCTTTCCATAGACTACTTGGATTTAACCACAAAAATCTTAATAAGAGCTATCTAGCTGATATGGTAAGAGCAGTTAATATCTTAACTATGGATACCACTAAATATGCTAAACAGAACGAAGTGGATGAAGGTAATGCTTCTGTAGCTTCAACTGTAGCTAACTATGAGGCAGTAAGTCAATCAGCTCCAGTATCTGATAAGCATAGAGCTTTCTTAAATGAATTAGTGGAAAGAATTAAGACCAGAGCTCCTACTGTAGATATGGCTAACTTCACTGAAGAAAAAGAAGCCCTTGAGAACAATGATACTGATAAACAAACCAATGATTTCTTGATTGGTTTAAGAAATGCAGGTATTTCAGTATCTCCTGCTGAAGAGAGTGCTTTCAGATTAGCATATGCTTCTGCTAAAGCTAACTTCATGGGTGGTAATAGTAACTATGTGAATACTGCAACTGCAGTTGTAAATGACATCATGGATAGCTATGATTTCTCAGATAAAGGTATTAATGATTCAGTATTTAACAGTCCAGTATTTGCTAAAGACAAGGAATACAATGTTCCTGCAATCTTAAGTGCAATTACTACTGTTGAAGAATTGAAGAATAAATTCGATACTAAACGCTCTCAGAAAGCCTTAAACAAAGTAAATGACTTTATCCTTACAAGAGCACTCGATTTACCTAAAGATTCGTCTACGCTTGAATCCTTGGCTTTAATTGCTGGTTCTGTAAACTTTAGAGATAAGTTAGGTCATTTAGATAAGTTAGGTTTAGAAATGGAAGAAGCTAAGAAAGAAGCTTCCAAATCTAAACTTATTAAAGACATTAATGATATTGCTAAAGCTCTTCCAAGTGATGTATTAGGAAAAACTTTAGTAGGAGCTGCAGGAGTAATTTTAAGTGGTGATAATATCTCAGATGATGGTGATAGCACTATTGGCAAAGCTCTCCAAGATTTTGCTGAATCTACTTCATACTTAGCAGGCAGACCAACATTACTAAGTAAAATCTTACGATATTTCCGTGGTTCTTATAGTGATGTTCACTACATCTATGACATGCAGAATAAAGCGTCAGTTGTGGCTGAAGCTACTCGTGAGAAGATTGGTAATGCAGTAAATGCTCATATTGAGAAACAGTTCTCTAATGGTATTAGTCCAGAAATGGATAAAACTATTACTGACTATATGAGTACTATGGTTTATAAATTGAAAGGTTCGGGTATTAATCCATTTGACCCAATCAATAACTATGGTCAAATTAAGTCAATGATTAAGAATGCTGATACTAATCTACATCAGGTAGTAAGCACTCTTCCTGTTCAAGATAAAGAAGGATTAACTAACTTCTTGAGATGGCAAGCAGAAGGTCTAGCAGACTTAATTCGTACTGGTTCTGCTAAAGCAACTTCCGATACTAGTATGACAGGTATCTTACCTAATACTAGAGCAATTACTAGCTTAACTCTCTACAACCAAATGTCAGGTGAAAGAGTATCTCTAACTGATGACCAGAAAGATACTTTAAGAAAAGCAGTAGATGCTCTTGTTGCTTTACATAACGTAGATAAATTAGGTAGTAAGAAAGTTGATGAGATTAAAAAACTCATTAAAGATGAGCCTAAAGGTATGAACTATATCAACCAAGAATTAAATACATTGGATGATATTAGTAGTAAAACAGATACTTCTAGTGTGTTTGGTTATGATGGGTACAGTCATTCTAAACGTAACCCTCATCAAGATTATGTAATTGTTGAAAAGAATGATCTTGATACTGCTAAACGCTTAAGTCTTCAAGGGTATAAAGTAAGTGCTACACTTCCTAATGGGGAGAGTGTATTTACTACTAATAACTCCTTGGCTACTGCTTATACTAACGGTGCATTAGCATTAACTGAATCATCTATCAATGGTGCAAATATTGTTACTGGTGAAAAATTAGGTGATAGAACTTTAGACTTAGGAGCTAATAGTAATTCAGTACAACAAATTATGCGAAAAGAATGGGCTAATATCAGACGTAATCCTAGTTATTACTCTGGTTTAAGTTCAGACTCTATGTATCAACCAATCATGGATAGATTAGGTAAAATTACTGGGGTTAAAGCTGCTCTTAACAATAAACTGAAAGACCAGTTCAAAGAAACTGTAGAAAAAGGTTATGAGTCTATTGGTAACTACTATGCACGTATTGGGGAAGAACGTATTGTTAGTAATAACAATATTGAATATGTGAATCGCTTAAATGAGGCGTATAACAAAGACTCTAATAAAGCTGGTTATGTGAAATTAGATGGTAACTATAAGGCTAAAGGAAATAGCAATGAAGATGCTAGATTTGAAAAGGCTATTAATGAGTTCTACTATCAGTTACCTATGGCAACCAGAAACTACATTGATTCTATTGGTGGTCTCTATGTGAAGAGAAATGAGTTGGATAATATTATTGGTTACAGCCAAGCGTCTATTACAGACATCTTTACTGGCAAATCTGGATTACCTGATTTCATTCAGAAACCAGTAAGAGCAGTGGCTACAGTAATCATTCAAGATTTCTTTAGGATGAACCCTGCTCAGTTCTTGAAATATTTGGAAAGAGGTTTTGGTGAGGTTGCAGCACTAAGTAAAGACTATGTGCTTGTAAGAAGTGGTATTGTTCCATTACAGAACATTCTCTCTAACGTAATTCATCTATGGAATACAGGTATTCCTGTGAATAAGATTGCTCCTTTAATGTTAGAAGGGTACAAAGAAGCTAAACGCTATACAGAGCTTCATAAAGAGCTTCTAGCAGCAAGACATGCAATCCTAGTAGATGGTATTACACCTCAAGAGAAAGAGCGTAATAAAGCTAAAGCAAGAGCTTTAGAAGTAGCTCTAGAGAAACTATCAGTAGCTCCTCTAATTAGAGCTGGTTTATTGACATCTATCTCTGACTTATCTAATGATACAGTTAAGGAAGATGATGAGTTTTCTCTTTTAACCAAAGCAATGGAAAAATCTGGTATTAAGGAAATGCGTAAGCATACTCCTGAACTAGTTAAATCGCTTATGGTTTATAAAGGTAGTAAAGGACATAACATTATGTCTCAATTTATGGACTATGGTGACTTTGTGGCTAAATATGCTTTATACCAACACTTAACTCAAGGTAAAGGTGTAGATAGTGAAAAAGCTATGAATGTGGTAAGGGATGAATTTGTGAACTATTCTATGAATAGAGGTAGAGAATTTGATTGGGCTAATAAAGTGGGATTAACATGGTTCTTATCTTACAAATTAGCTATTCAGAAAATTATCTACAGAAACTTACGTAGAAATTCTCTTAGAACCTTAGCTACTTGGGCTGGTGGTAATGTGGCTAGAAATGCTGGATTAGGAATAATCCAAACAGTACCACAGCAAAGATTATGGTTTGACTATTCTGGGTATCATTTTGAAGCTGACAATATCTATGACAACTTCAAGTCCCATTGGTTAATGAATCTACTATAAAAAGAAATCCCCCTTAATTGGGGGATTTTTATTAGGAGAATTTAAGATCTATAAATGGCTCTTATATAATCAACAGGCGGTATAAATATCCATGCTAAGACAAAAATAAAAGTTACTATAGCTAAAATTATGGATAGTTTAATCCATACTTTTTGATGTTCAGGACTCTGGAATATATTCATAATAGTAAACGAAAGAGAAAATACTCCTAAGACAACACCTAGAATGATTATTAAATCAAGTGCTGCAACAACACTAACCCAATAGTACATTTCTGCTGGGTAATTCATTTAAAATCCTTATTGGAAAATTCCAAAGTTTTTTACCGCTGTAATGGTTGCAATAGTAAAAGTACAGATATGGAATAAAGTTGTAGGTTTTCTGTAATAGACTAATTCACCTATTGCTACACCAATTAAAACACTAATTACTGTATTCATAAGGATACTCCTAGAATTAAACAAGCTACTTTAATAGCAATACCCACAAATAAACCTAATAATATACCTGAAGTACAGATACCAATTAAACCAATAATGGCATAAATAACTGATTCAATCATTATTCATTTCCTGCTAAGGTTGTTAATGCATTAATCCATGCTAACGCGTCTTTTTTGGATTTGAAGCAGTTACCTTGTTTAATAAATGCTTCTGATGGTTGAGCTGTTTTACAATCAACTACTAATTGGTTAGAGAAAGCTCCCCCTCGAATAAACCAAACTCGTTGGGTTCCAGTAACTTTAATAGGAGAAGGTAAGGTAGTTCTGACATCCCCAGATTTAGGAGTATCATTAAAATATACTTTAGCATTTTTATCTAATTGGAAAATATGACCTTCAGTTTCAAGTAACCAACTGCCATTTTTATGCTTACCTACTACATCACATAAATAAGGGTAATTATCAACAAATACTCGCTTATTCTGGTTGTAAGCAGTAGCCAGAATATCATTAGGGTCATCTTCCCACATTTCTACAATATCGTAAGAATCATCAGGTCCTTGATATCCAAATCTTCCTTCTTTTGTCCAACAACTAGGGTCAATTCCATTAGGTTTAACGATATATCCTCTTAAAGGATAATCAGTTAGTGGCTTATTCCCAACAGAAGACATATCAAAAAATACAACAGCTTTACTGTCATTTCTTAAACGAACAGGAGCACCTTTAAGTGCTGCTTCTAAATCAAATTTCATATTAGTCTCCATGTTTCCATTTCTCGAATTGCATTAATTCGAGGTATTTATGTTCATAAAATAGTTCTGCTTCATCATGGTTTTTGAAGAAGCGTTTAAATGAGTATCCATTGGGCATTGTCCAATCTACTCGGTATCCAACGTCAAGTTGAATAAAGTATATCATCCCCAAGATAAGCATTTTCTTCTCTAGTACCATTCCATTCCTCTACTAAATTTTTTAGTTCATTACATTTAAGGTCAAAAAACATTAGAGCGTCTTCTTTATTCTTAAATTTAGCTACTTGATGAATTGCCCCATAAAAATACAAAGATACTCTCCAAGAATCATCGTAGAACTGCCTACAGTAAATAGTGAATCTTCCTATTTCTTCAGTAAATACATTATCATAGACACTACTCATAGTAAGTCCACCAAGTTTCTAATGCCATAACTTCTGCTACTTTCTGTTCAAAAAATATTAGAGTTCTTTGTAGCATGGTTAATCTTTACCTTTAAATGTTGGTTTAGGAATCTGAAGTGTCTGTTTTCCTTTTTTAAATGTTATCTCATATACGTCATAGGATTCGTATGGAAGGATTATTATATCTACACTAAGGCATTTCCCTAGGGTATTCTCTAAAGTACGTATATGACGCTCTAAATTGAGATTTTGAAGTCTTACGATTTTGTCTGTTAGTTCTTGTACTAAAGACGGATCCATATCGTAATCTTTCTTTTGGAATTCTTTATATGATTGAATTGGGATGTGAAGAGAATGTTTCATGATGTGTCCTTAAAGAAGCCATAGAAAGCAATGTATACAAAAGGATAATTTTAAGGTTACTTAAATTGGGAGTGCAATCTATGGCTTTTTTAAAAACTCCCTAGTTTCCTAGGGAGGGAGAACTATATGTGAGTTGAAGGTTTTACCCTTCTTAAACCAGTCACTACACAAAATAATAAGAATAACGTTATTTTCCACACACTATATCTTGTGTCTTAACCTATGACTGGTTTAAGAAAGATAAAAATTTTAATACCTTCTCCAACATCACATCGTTGCAAGGGTTGTCTAGAACTTCTTGATATGCTTAGTAACTTCGTCATAAAAGAAGGTATTAAAAAGGTGCTGGTTTTTATACAGAACCAGCAAACTGTCAAGGCACTGGGATGCCCACCCAGTTTTGTGCATTGGTAGGAATCGAACCTACATCGACTACTTCGAAATTGACCAAGAAGTAGGTGGCTTACCAATCGCCTTCAATGCTTCACTTTTATCATCCTAGGTATGAAAGGTAGTGAGGACCGAATCTTTTTATACCTACATATAACAGCGTTTACTGTAATTGATGTCGTTCAATCAGACGTGGTTGTATGGGTTTCACAACTCTAACACCGTTACCCCTGAATAACCCACATTTGTGGGATAATTCGGGACCATTTAAGACAAATCCCCTTTCAGTTTTAGTAGGAAACTTTCTGAAAGATTTGAATATCTTTTAATGATATAGTGACAGTATACCATTAAAAAGAATAAAAAGGACATACTAACGTGGCTAAGCGAGAAGATTATTAGTATGTCAAACCAAAGGAAACATCCTTTTTTGGAGATACCTCAAATCTGATTGTTCTGACCAGATAAAGGAAACACTCTATGAACAAAGTAAAGGCGAGTGGAGGTATCTCTAAAAAAGTCCCTCAGAGAAGGACTTTGGATTATAACCATCAAAAAACAACATTGTGATGGCATAAGCCATCCTGATATATACCCTAAATACATATTAGGATGGTGGAAAGTGTTGGTAATGCTCCAACCTCTTCTGCTCTTCAGGCAAACGCTAATCTATCTCAGCTAACTTTCCTCGGTAGACGAGTTTTTACAATGGAACTCATCCCAGTAAACCTAGTAGGTAGTCATTCTACTAACCTAATTGACTAGATCAGGTTTTGTTACTGGCATGCATTTCACCGAACCTTTAATCAGTGAACCTATCATACCAATATTCTAGAAAGTGGCACTCCGTACAGGACTTGAACCTGTATTATAATTCTTTAGAAGAGAATTGCCATATCCATTAGGCGAACGGAGCATAAAAGTAAAGAGTAACACGGTAATTGGAAGATAACTTCCCTCTCACTTCACTCAGATTAAATTAATGTGTTACTCTTTAGTGAGATGCCTATACAGGAGGATATTCAAATAGAATCAAATTGGGGTTGTGAATACATAGACATCTCAATAAAGAGTCCTGCTTTTATAACCCAGAGCAGGAAACTGGTCTTTTACTTTTTACTAAGGAAATCCCCATGAAAATGGGCAACTACTCTTTACAGAGTAAGCCCATTATAAATGGTTAGCGTAAAAAATGTAAAGTAGGAGATCTTTACTTTTTTTACTGAGAGCTTTAACAGCCCCCACACGGGGCTGTAGGCTTATGCGTCTGAAGGAGTACCAGCTCTAACTTCTACTGGTTCTTCAGGTTGTTTTAGTGCTTCTGTTACTTTTTGTTGTTGGTCTACAAAAGTATCAAAAGACACTAAAGTGTGGTAAGCAGTTTGAATTGCTTGTTCACTTGAATGAGCAGGAATTGGAAGTACACGATAATGACGTACTAATACATCAACTACATAACCAGCAATGTCTACATAGTTTTCCGTACTAAATTTATATAAACGAAGAAGAGTATCTAAAGTAGCTTTTTCGTTTAATAATTTACTAACAGTTAGAGTACTTACTTCTAAATGTTTTGCTAGAGTTTGTTGGTTTAACTCTAAATCTACGAGCATATGTTTAACTGCTCTTACTAAATTTTTCATTTAAAACCTCATTATATAAAATGATATGACAAGATGTGGTAATTTCAGATGCTTTATATGCCCATACAAGTGTATGGAACTTTTCAGAAAGTTTATCTAAATCCCCAATAGGACAGCTTATATTAAACATTCCTGTGGGATAAATTTCAGAGTCATCTAGATGTTTCCCTTTAAAATTGTATTTAATAATACTATTAAGGACATCACATAGTTCTTCCTCTTTTAAAGGAAATTCATCAACTCCGTAAGTAGTAAATATTTTAAGAAATCCTGCATATCTACCGTTTATTCTCTGAGGAATGTTCAAACACATAAAGCATACCTATTACTGATACAATTAATGCTACTGTTGAGCCAAAGACCATAGCTACTGGTGCAGCTATAAGGCAGACTAAGAGTATCAGTAAAATTAATTTACATAGCCTGCACATAAGAATTATCCAAATAGCATATTACTTCTTGGACTTGGCTCTTCAGTGATGTTTTCTTCTTTTGCTACTTCAGCAATTAATGAAGCAGAAGGATCTTCTTGTAGTTTACCTAAAGCATGAAGTTCCTCTTTCAGAGGTTCTGCTACATCATCTGTAGGTAACTCTGGAATTGGAATTTCTTCTACTGCTTTGGCTTGTACACGATTACCTAACCATAATTGGTATGCTTTATTATTGCTAACCCATAAAACAGTATCAGCGTCTAAAGTAGCTACTAACTCTTCAATTTCTTGGTCTTTTGAACCACGAACATTAGTATTAAGTAACTCTAATACTTTAGTATACTTATCTCTGTTTTCTTCTGAGATAGAAGGTAACTCTGCATAATGAGTAGAAGGTTCTACTTCAACTTCTACGTCAGTATCTTCAGAATCTTCATCTATTTCTGCTTTGGTTCTACGTCTACGTTTTGGTTTAGGCGTAGTATCTTGTTCTTCTTTCGGTAAAGATACAGTTACTTCTTGAGTCTGATCTTTCTCCACTTCAACAATAACAGTCAATTCACCTGCTGCAACAGATAAAGATTTAATTCCAGCTTGGAAGATACCTTCCAAATGTTTAGTTACAACTTCTTGTAACTCATTTCCTGATAGTACTATCAGCATTTTTATTGTTCTCCAGTTCAATTAATAATTTAAGGTAGTGGATAGCCTTTTCTAAATCCTGTACACCATTCTTATCTCTCCATCTGGTAACGTACTTAATAACATTACCTTCAAAATATCCAATACCATTGGCATGGATATACTCTACCGGTTGAATGGCTTTAGACTTATAGTGTACACCACCTACTTGGGTATCTAAGGCTTTTTCCATATATCCTCTAAAAAGCCCCTAAATCGAGTATTTAGAGGCTATAAAAGTAAGCTTAGTGATTCATCATCTGAAATGTTAGACAGTGTCTATGGAATTCTCTAGCGTTTCTATGATGATTTCCACTCTAGGATTGTCTTTGTCCTTTTCACCAAATTTGTAAACTACTTCAGGTAAGTACTTAAAGTTATCATCAGGTAATTTACCTAATTCTACTAAGGCATCGCTGAAGAATTTGTCCACAATACTACACACATTACTAATATCAAACTCTCTGCTAGTCTTAGGGTAAACCACATAAGTAAGTCTAATAATAGGTAACTCTGGGAGTAACTCTATCTGACTTCTCATTATGGCTTTATATTCGACTTTTGCATTATTGAGCTTATAGAAATGAGCATTTCTATATTGGTTAAGGTTAAGGGAAAATCCCTTAACCATTAAAGGACTTGTTAATAAATAACTAGCCAATTTCTAAAGTTTTAGTTTGAACTGAAGTTTGAACTGCTAACTCATCTTTTTTTAAGTTAGAAGTATTTGGTTTACCTTTATGAGACTCTTTCCAAGCAAATACATCTGCTGGTTCTGTAAGACCTGCAGTGATTTCTTTTTTAGAGAAAGGTTTACCGTCTACTAAACGCCAGAATAAAGCAATTTGGTTGGTTTTAATAATTTGAGTAGAGTCTTTATAACCGTTCCCATGAACTTCTTCTAAACCAACTACAACTTCTTTACCTAAGATTTCTGGGTAAACTTCTACTTGGGTAGGTACTTCTTGTTTAGTTTTATAGTCATAAACAGGAATAGTACGAGTTTCTACTTTAGCTTTGAAGATGTCGATATCAGCAATAGTATCTAAAGCACGTCTTAATTGAGCAAATGAGATATATTCATTTTTCTTACCTTCTTTCTCATAGAAATAAATGAGGTTACCATTTACTTCTTTAGCAATGAATTGAGAAGGTACACGAACATCTTGAGTAGAACCATCAGCACGGTGTACTTTAAGTTTCCAGTTCATGTAATAATTAAAACCACCTGCTTTAGCTGGTACTTTCTGAACAAATGCTTGTTCAATTACTGCTTTATACACATCTGTTGGAAGGATAAAGCTGCGGTTTGTGAATTCTTTTGCTTCTTCTACTGAAGTTTCTTTAGTAAGTTGTCCAAATGACATAGATTTCTCCGTTAGTTAATAGTTAATGTTTGGTTTATAAACCATAATAAGTATCTAAATGGGTCAATAACATTTGAAGGTCATTGTCCATAAAGATTTGGTTTTCTGCAAAGCAACCTAGAGGACTTCTAATACGACTATTAGCCATCTCTTTGTTTACTTCACATTGATAGACGTGTTTATACCCTACAGCTCGATCTCTAGCTGTAATATGTAGAAGGTTTTCATCGTATGGTAATTCTTCAAGTTCGCTAATACGAACTCTTCGAGCATAAATTACGATAGAAAAATATGCTTCTACTCCAGATCCTTTTAAAGCACCTTTTACAGGTACATAGTATTGATATGTACCATCGGGCATTAATTCTTGGATATTGTGAGCAAGAAAAATCCAGTTCTTTGTAGACTTAGCAACAACATCTTGCATAATTTTTTTGAAGAACTGCTGGTAGTCTGACCATCCAGACATGGTGTTCTTGGATGTAAGAACATTCTTACTCTCAAACATATCCATAAGGAATGTAATTGAGTCAATAACAATGGTATGGATTTCTGGCATTTGCTCTAATTGAGCAAATAATTGAAACACGTCATTAGGGTTATCTAAACCAGATTTCAATTTCTTGAATTTATCTGCAAAAGGAAGTGCTTTATTAGATTCCGTGCCGAGGTAGAATACTCCCTCAGGGTCTTTTAAATTCATAAGAGAAGCACTTTTACCTGCTGCTGCAGTACCTGCGATTAAGACTAATTGTCTAGCCATTTATTCTCCTGTTTCTAATGGAAGTAATTACGGTAGATTGGATTTCTTTTTCATCTAAACCACAGTCAATACGACTATTAAATGAAAGTAGGGTTTCCTCAATGGAAGCTAAATCCATACCTCCGTCAGATAGCATAAATCCGTAACGTGCTAAGGTATTATTTCTATTACCTTCAGACATCTGTCTTGCAAACCATCTCTCAATATTTGAAAGATTAGTGAGAGAGACATTGTGCTTAACATATTCTTCATTTCTACTGGTTCTTGGAATGAAAGGTAATACATCTAACAATTTACCTTCATTAGTGAATACTTGACAGTTATGGGTAGTTGCCCACTTTCTACTAGGTTGAAAAGTTGCCTCATCCAATCCATCAAAAGGAAGCCAACTAGCTAAGTTTTCCATAAACTGTTTATATTCTTCAGTAGAGAATTTAAGTTCATAAAAACTTGGAAGAATGACACGATAACGGTCTTTACACTGACCTGTTTCATCAGGGACTTGATGACGCTTAGTAGTATGAATAATGTACTTATAGTCTTGTAAACAGTGCATCATGTCAGAAAGTGGGATTTCTCCATCAACGTCTAAAACAACAACGTTAAACCCTTCTAACATATCTGCATTACTACGGTGTCCATTTCGAGTATAGTGGTTAGTCCAATGATACCCATCCATTTGAACCATAGTTGCTAAGTTATCCCATGAGATTGGAGGTACATCCTTCAATCCAGCATTTAAATAACCATCTGCATAGTCTTGGCTGTAAGCACAAATAATAGAACTAAGGTCAGACTCTTTAAGAGTTTCCCCTGTAATGAATTCAATATTGTCTTTGTATGAACGTTTAATAATGATGTTATTCTTGTATCCCCAAGCAATAGCATTATTCATTAACTCATTTTTAGCTGACTGAGTACCCTTATAAATAGGCAAGTTAGCTGAGATGTCTACTTGAGTTAATTCACTACCATTGGTTGATGCAATAAACTTCGCTAGACGTTCATACGGTTTTTCACGATTAAATAGACGTTCAATAGCTAAACCACTATCTTCAGTAAATCTAATAGCCTGTTCTAAGTGGTACTGGTTAATGATTGTGAGACCTTCAATAAACGCATATACACCAGCTAATTTAAGAGCTTTAAAGTAACGGTGGATAAGTTCTGCTTTTTGAATTTCAGCAAATTCTGAAAGTTCTGCCGCACGTCTCTCACAATCTTGTCTGTACGCCATCAATAAGATGCCTACGTTACGAGGAACAGTTAATTCTGTACCTACGAAATTAACATTAGCTAATTGGAGAATGTCATAAGCAATCTTGTCTAATTCAGCTTCAGTAGTGGCTTTAGTTAATAAGTCATACTGTTCTTCAGGTGTCATTATATTCTCTCCCTTAATCAAGCGAGAGAAATTGAAGAAGCAACGTCTAGCATACCCAGTCTCTAGTAAACTAAAGAAGTCATCTTCTGTTTTAGTACCATCAAGTAATTTACTTGGTGCACCAAACATTAGAAGATTAGCTGGAGTAGAGCCAGACATAGGCTGATATCGTTGGCTAGATTCCGTATTTTTGGTTAGTTTATTACGGACTAAGCCTTTATCATATAGCTCTAGCATAGTAGTCAGTGCTTCTGTATTAGATTGAAGATTTAAACCAATCTCATCAATAATGAAGTTTAAACTACCTACTCTGGCTAATAGGATTTTTTGTCTCATTTGTTTAATAGCTGGTTCAGTAGCTTTATCAAATGAGAAGTCATAAGCACCATAGGATTTAAATTCTTTGGTTAATGCTGTCAGTGTTTCATCAGGACTTAGACCATTACGACCAGAACGTAAGTTTGCCTCATGGTCTAATGAAAGCTCTGCTTTCAAAGGAAACACTGTATTCATAAACTCTTGTTTAAAAGGTCCTATGATACGTTGTTCTAATAAGTTGGTGGAGAAACCTTTACCTGAACCCGATTGACTAAGTGAAATCCCATAGAAGTTAGCAGGAATTTTACCTGTAATAGGGGAGTTAATGGTTACATTCATCGAACTAGGGACTAACGACAAAAAGAAATTTGCCTGAAGTCTGAAAAATTGAGGATCATAGTTCTGTGTCTTTGTCATTAAAGTGTTTACAATCTTCTCTACGATAGGATTGTACGGATATGTTGAAAAATCCATTAACAAATCTCCAGTTGTTTTGGTTTATGAGTCTGAACCATCATCTGTTCTACCTCTTCTGGATTACAGTAAGGGCACATAAATGGTTCACCTTTGTTCTCAATAATATCCCCTTTAAATCCGCCTTCAGTGGCTCTGTAAGCACTTGCTTCAGCAAAGGTATTAAATACCTTACTTGCACGTTTACCTTCCTCATAACCAGTCTTATAGTACTTATAGACAGGTGGTTTAGAAAATAGCTCTTTCTCTGTACAACAAGGGATTAAATTAAGGGGTAAATTCCAACATTCAGAAACAGTTTTAAGTTTATTTCTAATGAAGGCTTCAGTATCAGCTAAACTCAACAATGGGTAAGTCTTGGAGTAAGCTCTTGCTACTGGATATGAATCCTTTTTCTGGAACATCTGTTTCCAGTCAAGGAATAAGAAGTTAATTGTTAGGTAATCTCCTGTAATTAACTCTGGATTTAACCAACGGTAAATACTACCTTGTAACATATACTTCTCGTCATTAATACCAGACTCATAGGTATAAGTACTTGTGGTTTTAATGTCATGAAGTTCTCCGTTGATAATCATGTCAAATTGACCAGATATGACAAATTCTTGACCATTAACCTCAATAGTCTTATAGAGTCTATCTTCCTGATGAACTCTAATTGGACAAGATTCATCAAAGCCAATCTTTTCAATTTGATGTTCAGGATAACCTAAAAGTTTTAAGGCTTCTTTATGATTGGTTTTCCATGCCTGTTCTACAGAACTATGGATAGCTGTACCAATTCGAGCTGCGATTCTTTCTTGAATATCTGGAAAATCAATTCCTTCAGTAATCACAATAGGTCGTAACTCTTCAGGAAATTGTTCTGGATACATTGCTCTACGACTTGCAATAATATATCTAGGAGATTTCAATAAAGAAGTAGCACTGATTTCATTAGCATATTTAGCGTACTGGTACTCATCAGTTACTAACCATACTGCCAATGGTAATGGTACATTAAATTTATTCGTGAACATTTTGTTTATTTAAATCCAAATGATTGATGATTTCTCTACGTTCTCTTTCTAAAATAGAAATACGAACTTCTAGTTTATTAATCTCATTTTCAATCTGTTCCTTACGTTTGAGCAGTTGTTTATAGTTTGGTTTACCCATTAGGAAGGCTCCGTATGACATTTGAGGTAAATATGGTATCCATTAAAGTCTCTCCAACCTAAAGTCTTTTTGACTGTGGATAGAGCTTCTTTAATGGCATTGTCTTGTGAGATTTTACCTGTGTATCTAAATTCTTTTTCAAATACATGGTAGTCTTCATTCACAATAAGAATATGAACTATTGTGACTGTTGAAGTCATTTATGCTCCTCAGCTAATTTAAATAGCTCAGTATTAGTTATTGAATCAGGTAATGTAATTGGATGAGCCCAATCAGGATAGAATAGGTCAAGATTTCCGTGTAGTTTTACAATATCATGTTGTATAGCTGGATGCTCTTGCCAACGGGAAGCTTTGACTGTTAAGTCATTAAGTATTCTAACACAATCTACGTCATCTTTTACGAGATAGTAGCATGCGTCATGAATCTTAGAGACAGGTAAAATATCTTTCTCTAAGCCTAATTCTCTTACCTTAATCATTACTTCATTCATAGCTCTATCGTTAAGAATACCCCATCCTTGACCTAAAGCATTACCTACTGTTCTCATCTGTGCTTGAGCAGTAGATGATTTAAATGGATAGGATTGTCCTTTAAGTAATGGTGTTCTTACTTTTAAACCAAGAGCTACAATTAGGTATCCTTGTTGAGCTGCTAATTTAAACTGTTTAGCATTCCATTCATCAGATACTTGATACATCTTATGGTAGTTAGCCTCAATCTTTTGAGCTACTGGTAAAGTGAAACCACAGTTAGCTACTAGAGTTTTAGCTGTACCGAAATAAGTAAGTGCGAAAGTAGGACCTTTAGAGTCTTGTCTATAAGTACCAATTTTCTTAATGCCATTTACTGCATTTACATCAGAAATATCAATATGACCTAGATCATCATCAAAGTAATATCTAGCTCGTAAACTATGTCCATCGTACCCATCAATGTAAACTTTCAGTTTATTAGGGTCTTTGGTTTGTAGAGCTGAGATATAGTCTTCAAGTGATGAAAAATCAATACCTACAAAGATCCACCCTTTAGGTGCTTTAAAGCATTTCTTTACTGGTTTAGCAAATCTAGAACCAGTAGCAGGTAAATTCTGAAGGTTAATATCAGATGAACTTAAACGTCCACTAACAGTACCTCCTAAGTTTAGGAAGCCAGTTAAATGATAGTTACCATTCTTATCCTTATGGCTTGCTTTAAAAGCAGGAATGAAAGCACTAAGAATCTTCTCCACATCAGCTAAGTCAGCTAATGCTTGAAGTATCTTTAAGTACTCTTCATTCTTTGTATGGTTCTTTAAAGCATGAAGTACATCTTTACCTGTAGCTGGTGCACCTCCATCTGTAAGTTCAATTACGGGAAGAGCCATTACCTCATATAGTAATACTCCTAATTGAGCAGTACTACCAAAGTTGATAGGTGCATAGTTATCTTTTGGTTCAGTTACCTTAGTCTTGAGTTTTTTATTTCTCTTAGCTGTAACTCTTTCAGCTAATACCCATTCTGCGTTCTTAATAGGTGTAGTACTTCTTAAGAAAGTATCTAATTGAGATTGTTCATCTAACAGTTCTTTTTCTAATTTCAGTACTTCATCCATATCAATAGGCATACCAGTAAGTTGGCAGTTGATATTATCTTTTAAGTAAGGCAAGTAGTGATTTCTGTAGAACTCTTCTTGCTCTTCTTCCTTGGCTAAAGCTAAGTATTTCTCATAAACCCAGAAAGTACTAAGAGTGTCTATTCCATTGTACTTAAGTAACTTATCTAAAGGTACTTTAGTTACATCGGTAACATCTACTGCCCAGTTACCTGCAAAGGGTTGAGCTAACTCTTTTAAACTAAGTGTATTACCAGAACAGCTATTAGTAGCTACATAAGTCAAAAGTAAGGTATCTTCTAAGTCATTAAAGAAAGTGTCTAGACCTAAATATTTACCTTCAATGTTAGTAATGTCTTCATCCATGAAAAGTACATAGATTAAGACAGTAACATCGTAGTTTCCTTTATGAATAACCTTCTTCCCTTTAAAATTTAGAAAGAATTCCTTCAAAAGCTTTCTTACTTCTTGGCTTTGTTCGAGAATAGCGTCAACAGGGAAACTGTAGTAGGTATGTTTATCAGGACTAAAGGAAATAGACCATATACCACATTCAGTAAATTTAAGTCCTCTAGCTTCAATATCAATGGTCAATATTGCTTCATTTAAGAGCGTATTGAGAACACTGGATATTTCAGGAATAGTTAAAGGACTATTACCAGAATGGATAATATCTGCTCCAATTTCTTTATAAGAACCAGACCAATAAGCAGAAATAGCATTTAAGGCTCTTTTTAAGCCTTCTATAGCTCTTTCTTGGTCAAACCGATAAAGAGTATGACTTGGACAATAAAATACAGGAGGGGTTAATTCAGGGCTTTTTAAAGCTATTCCTAACATTCCTTCTGCTTTTGATTGTTTAGTAGCAATCTTAAACCAATCAGCATCAGCAAAGAGAATGAAGTCATATTCATTTAATTGTGCTTGGGCATAGCCCAGCCATTCACGGGCTTCCGCAGCCTTAGGCTTTTTACCCATTTCAGGCAACTGAACTAGTCCTACCTCAGTATTCGGAATGATTTGATTAATAGTAGAGAGAAACATCCCTTGATATACCTTGTTGGGCATGGTATATCTATAAAGTAATGCAAGTTTCATTATAAATCCTGTAGTGAAAAGCGTTAGTTTAGCGAACGGTTGGCGAGATGCACGCAGCGAAGCGAGTACATCGAAGCCAAGAGAGTGAGCTAGTTTAACGCTTTGAACGGAAGGATTAAAGAGATAATAGTAAAGCCTCTCCAATCAACGTATCTAAATATTCACCTAAACCACTATCCAAAATCTCTTTATACTTAGGATATGAAGGAGTTCTAGGGTAAGGATTAACTTCTTCTAATTCTTCACCAAGAATAAAGTGATTTAAAGGTTCAGGTAGAAGGCTTACTAGTACATTTAATTGAATGTTATAGTCTTCATTACGCTTAATAGCAATTAGTAAGGTATTAATAGACCGTTGCATTACCATACCATCAAGATGTAACTTCTGTAAGCGAATAAATTCTTCTAATTTAGCTTGGTCTACTTTTGCAGTAGATAAGTCAGGCAAATTAGGCATTACAGTTAGAGTACGTTCTTTAGTGATGTAAAAATCATCTACCTTTACAAATGCATCTTCTAACCCAGCTTGTTCAATCAAGGTATTAAGTAGCTGTTTGTTATTCTTAATACGTTTAACATTTAAGTTGTAAGCCCATTCATAGAATTTTACACCATAATCATCAATGTCCATTTAAACCTCCAATAACAGGCGTAAACCTTTAAACTTGTCAATCATGTCAATAATGTTTTGTGGAACAGTTATGGAATTTTTTACTCGATTAAAATCTATTAAAGAATCATCCCCCATAAAAATTTCATCTATAGAATTAGGATCTAAGATATAGGGTTCTAGAAGTTTAATACAAATTTTATTGTAAAAATTGTCATCATCTATAATATTGAAATTCCAACATTTATCTCTGACCTGTAAGAAAAAAGAATTTAAAAGTCTTCCAAATTCTAAATCTTCATCTAAAAGTTTGGAATACTCTTTAATTTTAGGATCTGTAGTTTTATACATTCCTGCTACATCAATAAAAGTAATTTTTTCAGGTCTTAGGGCAGTTAAGAGAGGAACTGAAGTAGCACTTCTTACTACTGAAATAGGGTTAGGATATTCCATATTACCACTCCTCTTCCTCTTCTGTTGTAGAGATATAAACTGTTTTACCGTAATCACCTTTCCAGTCTGGTCTATTTACAGCTCCCCAGATAACTGTATAGTTTGGTTCTTCTGGAATACCTACATACATATCAGACATTACAATTAAAAATTCAGGTTTGTTTTCATCTTTTTCAAAATGTTTCCAAACTGGACGTAAACTAGTACCTCCTCCAATACGCATATTTACATCTTGGATTGGGGTATCTTCATCAAATGACCATGTACCTGTAATTTCAGTATCAAAAGATACAATATCCATAATTTCTGGATTTAAGGTATTTTTGATTTGATTACACTCGGCTAAGAACTGTTTAATGTCAGATGGGCTAACAGAACCAGATACGTCTACTGCAACTGCAATACGTTTGATTTTGTTATCTTCCATCTGGTCAGGCATGTAATAACCAAGAGATAGCATTCTACGGTCCAATCTAGCCCAAGATTTGTCACCTTTAGTCATTTCATTAAGAAATTCAATAAGAACAGTTTTCCAGTTAAGACCAGTTTCCATCTTAATTTTTTGGAATAAAGACTCAAATGCACTAGATTCAGAACCAATACCTTTACCTCCCATCTGCTCTTCGGTTTGATTAGCAGCGAGAGTTTCTCGGTTACGTTGGCTTTGTAATTGAGGGGTAATTGGAGAAGGCATGATGTCATTTCCGAATGGTGAATCAGAATTTTCATCATTGTCTTCATCTTGGTTATCTTCATCCATCATCCAGTTATAGACATATTCCACTGTTTTATTCTGGAATCGTCTATCTACTGGTACGTTAGCAGGAAGTATAAAGTCACAGTCCATAAGAATATTATTAACTACATGGTCTGCGGCTTCATTGTATGTTTTAGGGTCTCGATTACCTTGTCTTAAATCGTGCTGTAAAGCGTAATGAAGGGCTTCATGAGCTAAAGCACTACAAGCCTCTTCATCACTTAACCCTAAGAACCACTTCTCATTCAAATAAATCATGTTCTTTGAGCCATCATAAGCCATAGTAGGTACTTGGGCTACTTGATAGTTCAACTTATAGAGCATAGAAGAAATGAATGTGAAGTGTTTCTTTTTAAGAAGAAGTAAACGAGCTTTGTTTACTTTTTGTTGAATCATGGATTAGTTCCAGTAATTGATTTTTGGATACCTGTCATAATAGCTACTACTTCTTTATTAGAAATTAAAGAAGGGTATTTACCTAACATATAACGAAAGACTACTACTTGTAAGTCTGGTTCAGGAATACGTTTAGCATACGCTACTAGAGCAGCTTCATTAGTTGCATTGATATGGTTACTTAAATGAACTCCTAAAGCCCATTTAGCACCTACTTCAAAAGGCATAGAAGCATTTAAAGGATCTGATTCAATATCTTGGATAGTAGGAAGTGAACTAAATACTTCCAAGAATGAAGTAAAGTCTACTCCTGCTGCTTCACCTACTGTACCCATAATAATAGTGTTATAGGTATCAGGATCTGCTTTCAATAGTCCTTTAGAAACCATTGTACTAAGCATTTTCCAAGTACGTGGTGTTGCGTAAGTAGTTGCGTCTACTGAAGGATCAAAGTTATTGATATGCTCTTTTTTAAAGCTTAAGAAACCATGAATAATAGGTTCCCATTTTCCTTTTTTAACTTCTTCACCTGCCCATTCTAAGAATTCATCAGCTTGTACTACCATCTCTACATGACTCATACGAGTTTTTAATGGAGACACTAATTTATTCACTACTGCCATATCTTGAGCACGGTTACCTGCACAAATAATACGACTGTTAGGATGTAAGTGATGTTTTCCTATCATACGGTCTAAGACAAGCTTGTAAGCCGCCCCCTGCACGTACTTATCTGCAGAGTTAAGTTCATCTAAAAAAATTAGCCAGCCGTCTTTACCTTGTGGAAGAGGGTCAGTCTCAATAGGAAAATCTGCCAAAGGTAGATATTCCATTCTTCCATTTACATCTTTTGGGAAACCCATACATTGTTTTCAATAAGAGTCGTTAATTCTTATCCGTTAAAAGTAAAGATACCTTTTAACTGCTGCATATTACTATGCAGATAAGACTATATCAAAAACCCTTATCTTTATGATAAGGGTCTACTACCATTTCCACTCACTTGAGTGTACTCCATTCTTTCAGGATAGTCGTTACGCAATTTAAATAAAATTGAAGGGTCTATCTGTAATATTATGAAGTCTCAAAAGTTCATCTGCCCATTTAGCAGCTTCTTCTTCTGTTTTAAATAATTTACCGGATAAACGTTTACCATTCAGTTTAGTTGTAGCTTTCCATCTTTGTTTAGCCTCAACCCAACATACATTATGATATTTACTTTTAGCTGTAGCTCTTTTACTACCTTTTATGGCACTATGGTCCATATATCCATATTTCATAGCATGTTGGATATTTTCACTAATAGTAACCCATTCAAGATTTTCAACATAGTTATCTGTACGAACAGAATTAATATGATTGACTTGAGGTTTATTAAGAGGGTTAGGAATAAATGCTTGAGCTACAGTTCTATGAATAGAACGGTTATGTTGTTTATTATTTTTCCACATAACTACATATAAGTAATCTTTCGATGTTGCAGTACAATGTGGTTTAATAATTTTTTGAGTCTCTTTTCTTCTGATTCTTCCTAAGTTAGAAACTTCATATAAATCAGGAAACTCAACTACATCTTTCCAAATTTCAATTTTATTATTTAGCACGGGATTGTCCTTTGTTTATTAATCATGGAAACCATTATAGTATAATGGATATCCAATAACAAGTGGGAGTTCTCCCGTTTAGGTAGTTTTCGACAATAAATTACTTTATTGAAGCCCTATGGTGTTAAGGTCAAATTGTTGTACTTGACTTAATCGAATATCAATTAATTCTAAGTTAAATTTATCAGCAATTTGCTGTACGATTTCGGATTTACCAATACCAGTAGAACCAGTAATAAACAAAGGTACGTTAGAATGTAAAGCAAGCTCAATGGCTTGCTTAGTTTGGTTTTGTGTTAATGTAAATTTCATTATCGTGTCTCACCTACATAAACATTATTTGTTGCTTCAAAAGTTACAGGAACTTCAGGGAAATCTTCTAATTTAGGATTTCCAGCTAAAATTTTAACAATAGAATATCCTTTAGAACGTAACTTACCACCGTTGTAATCAAATGGTACAGAAACTACATCTTCTGGTTTTACTACTACTTGAGCTACATGATAACCAGAGAAGTCTTTAACATAAGCCCAGTTGCCAATGTGGAGCCCGTAACTACAGCTAACACTAGGATCATTATTTACGTACTGTTCTTGAGTATAAACATAATCCCCTTCTTTTTGAGCAATAGTACGGGTATGACAATCTACATAGGTATCATTACAGGTCTCTAATCCTTTATAACCAATGAAACGACCATCAGCCATAATTTTAATATCATTATGTTTTAGGAATTCATACAACTGACCAAATGAATCCATTTTATCTGCTGCATTCATACGGTGAACTAGGTTTACTAAACCATTCAATGTATCTGGATTACCATCTTCTACTGACTGTTCATAAGTTTTAAGAATTAGCTGCTCATATTCCATATCTAAATGAATACCACCTAATGAGAATTTATCAGCTACTTCATCATATGTAATGCTAGGTGCTAAAGCAGTAACTTGACCCATAGTAGAACTAAGAGCTACTAATTTATCCCATAAACCAGCATGAGCTAATGATAATAAATTAGGTAAGAATTCTGGGTTAGTACGAATACGTAATTCTTCATCACCTGAATACAGAGTTAAGTTTACTTGACCATCTAAAGATGGTTGAGCCATATAAGTAATAGGACGAACTAAAGATTTCTCTTCTGGTTCTACTTGTTGCTCTTCTTCTACTAATTCATCTTCTAATTGAAGATGGGGTGTGAAAGGACCCCCTAATTTACGAATTTTTTGCCAATAAGCATATTCTTCTAAACCAATAGAATTTTTAACTTTTTTAATTAGGGATGAGCGAGCCATCTTAAGTTCTGCTGCTAAGTCATCCCATGAACGTTTATGTTCTACGTATTGTAAGCCTAGATACTGTAATTCAGATTGATTGAAAGTATTCATTGTAACTCTCCTGTAAAGATTTGAAGTTTTGTTTAAGCCATTTTTTAATAGCTCTGTCAATTCTTGGTCTAAGCTTTTCTTGGGTTGCATACCAACGATACGCACCATAACGAATATTGATTAGACCTAATTCATCTAATTTCCAATATTCTTTTGGCAAAGCTTCTTCCAAGATTACAGCATTGACATTGTAAGGAATTAAGGAATCTACATAAGAATATAAAGCTTGAGATACTTTACGTTCTTCGTGTAGTACAGTGACACGTAAGCAATGCAGTACATTGTCAAACGTGAATTTCTCTTCAAACTGACGTAACTGAGCATTTAGTATTTTTGAAGAGATATAGTCGATATCACCAATCCAACGACTAGTGACTATCCATTTAATATTTGGATTGAAATTAGAAGTAAAAGAACATCCAGCATTTCTGAAGGTTTCTTGTCTTACTAATGAGTAACCATTAGAAGCCATTTCTAGCATGCCTTCTTTAGTCAGTTTTTTACGAGATACTTTACCTTCATTAATGATATGTACCCATTGACCTTTAGAAGGTTTTCTGACTTTAATATCAATATTTAAAGCTTCTGCCATAGATTTGACGTTATAGAAGATTTCACCGTCAAATTTACTTCTAGCTAACTTACGGAAACGTCTAGCTTCTGCTCCGTTTTTAAGAACAACTACAACAGCTTCATCATGAATTTCTGTAAGCTTTTTAGCACCGTTACCGGAAGTTGTAACACAAAGATGGGACATGTTAATGAAATACTCATTAGCTCTCCATACTTCTTTATTACAACTACCTTTTTTGTAAATGGTTACTTTGTTAAATTGGGTAAGTAAAAAACTTTCACCAGAACAAGTAGCTGGGTATCCTTTACCCCATTTTTTAGTTCTATTTTTTTCGTAATTTTTAACTTTGTCAGATACTTCAGAAAATTCTTTTTTTAAAAATTCTTTAGTATCAGAATCTAATGAAATACCTTCACGAGAAGGTAAAATTGGAACTGCTCCAATAGGTAATTTTAAGACAATACCCTTATTGATATATAAATCAAGGTCATGTCTATCTACAGGATAAAATACATTTCCCATTAAAATACCCATAGAGGAATTCTTTTGAATGAAATATCTTTTACATTCAAAAATAGGTTCATATCTTTTAAATGGTACTGGGATAAAATCTTCTGGAAAATAAGATAATACATACTCTGTAGTTTCTCTAAATTCTCGAATATCCTTACGTTCAACTTGAATACTTACTTTTAATCCAGTTGGTTCATCAGAAGGTTTAGAATACAGTTTAGAAATCTTAGGTGTACCATTCTCTTTAAATAATACATATTTAGATTCTGTACCATTAATCCAAGAGGTAACGGTGAATGTATTGGTATATGCAAAGCCTGCTTTACAGCCTAAACCAAGCATACCAGTAAAGTCATTTGACTCTTGTTTACTAGATGAGAAGTAAACACAATAGAATTGATGAATCCGCTCTTCAGTCAATCCAGTACCATAATCTCGTACTTCCCAAGGAGTAATCCCAGTAAGTACAGAGTCATTAGGTAATGTAATTTCTAATGGTTTAACTACACCATTGGCTTTCTGAGCGTCTAATGCGTTAGTAAGGTACTCTCGTACTACTGCAAGTACTTTATTACTGTAGAGCTTGTCTGAGAGAATATCAAAGGCAAAAGCGGAAGTTTTGATAGAGAATTCATGAGAATTTTGCACATTTGATTCGATTAAGGTATTGGTGATTTGTGGCTTCATATTATTCCTTTAGTAAAATTAAGGCTCCGTACGGAGCCTTTTATTAGAAATCTTGAGTACAGTAATAACGTGGAATTGAAAGAGTTAGTGTAGTAAAATCTACCTTACTAAGATCAGTTCTTAATGAACGTTTTAATGTATTTAAATTAGCACGTTTTTCATTATCAAAGTCAGTACTACTATTAATTAGTAAATAGTAGAGTTTGTCGATGAAATAATAGGCATATTTAGGATCTAAGTGAGCTGTTAATTCAAGTGTACTAGCTGTAATACTAGATACTGTGGTTTTAATAGGTGAGAAGTAAATACAGTCATTTTGATCTAAGATAGTAAAACGAGTAGAGAATAAGACATTATCTTCTTCATCAAATTCACGAGAATAAATACTGTCCAAAGTTATACAACTGTCCATAATAGATCGTACACTTAAAACTTGATTTTTCTTCGCATATTTTTTAACAACAGAAGTTAATATATCTTCAAGTTTTTCATTACCTACTTTTACTGTAATAGGTGCATGAGATAAGTTTAAGTTTAGACGGGATAGGTTAAATCCATTGAATAATTCGCCTGCTGAAGTATTAGGGAAATGTTTAGCTTCTGTCATTACCTCTTGAAGTACATCAAAGGATAGGTTATTAACAGTTGCTAATTTACCCAATAATTCTTCTACATATTCTGGTTCAAAATTCTCTTCAAGAATTTCTTTACATACATCTAATCCAAGACTCTTATACTCAATAGCATAACGAATACGACTAGGTCTGTTAAAGAAGTAAGTATTGATTTTACTAGCGTCATTTGCAGTAAGTACAAATAAGTGGTTACTGATATATAAACCATCCAGAAGAGTTAATAAATAATTTTGGTCTTCTTTGTTTTCAAACATCTTCTCAAATTCATCTACTAAAAACATTACTGGTTGTTTGAGGTTAGTGATAAGGTATTCTAAATGTTGGATAGACTGAGCTGTAACAATGATCACAGGAAGTTCTAAACTTTCTAAGGCAGTATTAGCAATACATTTAGCTAAGGTAGATTTACCTGTACCAGATACCCCATGTAGAAGTACACCTAAGTTTTTATCTTGTTGTTTGTAAGAATGGATAATACGGTTTACTTGTTTAGTAACATCACCATATAACTTAGCTGGTTCTTTAAATGAGGTTGCATATTCTAATGAATAATCAACTCCAGCCATGGTCTTTCTAACTACAAATTTAAAGACTCTAGGAGGTAGTTTATCAACTAATTGATTAATTGGAGGTAACTTCATGAAACGTGCTTCAGAAGGGCTTAAATAAATTTTGTCTTGAGTGACCATTTTGTATTCCTATTAAAAATTGATTTGTAAAAATAGTTTTTATGTGTATAGAGCTTCAATTTGACCATGTTTTACGTTGTAACATTGCCAAGCTTCCATACGTGTATTGTATTCTTGTTTAACCAATAACACGATTGGCTTAGAGTCTTTAAGCACTTCAATAGTTACTGAAGCTTTACCAGTATCTTCATTGTATGAAAGTGATAAAAGAAGCTCATCGTTAAAGTTTACTTTACGTAATGTAGGTGTCATAAAACATCCTTAAATTATAATGATAGATTTAGCTTCAGAAGCGTCTACATCTGGTTCGTCATGCAAATCGGCTGTATACTTAAATTTCTTGTCTGTAACTGTTGTTCCTTTAAAAAGTACATGATAAACATCGTCTACATCGTTACATTCAAAATCTTCAAAATTAGCAGTGTATACTGGTATTTCAGGATTGCATGTCTGAAGAATAGCAATAAGTTCTCTGACTTTCATAGCTAATCTCCATAATTGATTGTTGCTTGCATAAGTTTATCTGCTTCTTCCCATGTACGTTCTTCAGTCCAATACGCTGCTGTATCATCAGCATGACGAGTATCAAAACCTAGAATCCAATACCTAGGTTGTTCTGTAGGTAAATCAGGACAGAACGATGAATCTTCTGCTAAAGTAAGTCCGCCATGTACATAAAATCCTTTTTTATCTAACATATTATTTACTTCATCATATCCTTTTCCATAAAAAGGATGATCTGGTGTAACTGCAATGTAGCCATTGAAATCACCTCCATCAGGAAATAGACTTGAAGATAAAGCTTTTAGTTTACTAAAATACATAGAATTATCAGCTAAGAATTTACCGATAACTCCATTTTTAGGCTCATCTAAGAGCTTATAAAGAAAAGTGTGTTGCATTAGTATCTCCAACCTTCAATAAAGTGAATAATAGGCGGAATTAGAATAGCTAATGCTATTCCAAGAAGAATTGTAGTAATAACCACTACAATAAATAGTTGTTTATGGTTCATAACTATTCCTTCACTGACCATTCAAGGTTTTCGTTAAATGTGTGTAAAAAGTACATCTTATAGTTGTCACAATCTTGTAGTATGTAACTACCACTTACTGTTTTACCAACTACTTTAAAGCCTTTACATCCTTCAGGTAATAGCGGATGTTTTAACACTAAACGTTCGTTAAAAGCCTTTTCCATTAATTCTTCAGTGGTTAGTTTAGGTTCTTCCCACATGCCTATGATATCGGATTCATCATCTGTTACAGAGTAAGCACCAGAATCATACCATCTTGCAGAGCCATAAAAAGAATTTGGATCGTCAATACTAGCAACAATACCAACTAACTTCTTGACACTTACAGAGTTCTTAAAATAATGTCTTAAATCGCATGTTACAAATGCTTTTCTGCCATCTCTGAGAACTACTGGTTCGCCTTCTAAAGCAGCTTTTAAATCGAATGGTTTCATATTTGCTCCCAGAAAGCCCATAGAAGGGCTTTCTTTTTAAAGTTGATCTAGTTTAAAGCCTAAACCTAATAATGCTTCTGTGAGCTCTTGAGCACCATTAAAGCAGTTATTATGTTCCATACGGTTGATATCTGCACTAGTATTTTGGTATACACCTTGACGTACCACAGGTTTACCATAGTCAAATGTCATATACCAATAAATATCACCATAAGAAGGTCTAAAGCGATAAGAATCTAATGTCTTAGTTAATTCAGTTGTAGGTTCATTTTTAATACTCCAATGTTCTACATTGATGTTCTCTAATAACTCTACTATACCTGTACCTTCTTCTTGGGCGATGTAACCTTTATTTTTACCTTTGGTTTTACCAATAAGTTTTACTTCAAGAGTAGTATTGTTTAAAGAATCATAGCCAGTTAGAACAAGATCTTTAGCATAAGCTTTAACAAAGATTTCTTCTTGTGTACTTAAATCATGCCACATATCTACAATGTCATAATCACTTGTACAAGATGCAAACATACCGTTGTCTTTCCAAGATGCATATGGGTCATCTACTGCTCCTTTAGTATCAAGTATAATACCGAGCAATGGAAACGTTACTTTTAATCCATTTTCGAGCTTATAGATGTCAGGAATTCTAGTTAAGACAATCGCTTTGCTTCCATCACGTAATTTTACTGGTTTACCATTTAAGGCTTCTTCTAAATTAAATTGTTTCATATATATCTCTAGTATAAATCTTCTGAAAATAGTATATCTGAGTTCGGTGAACCAGATAATCGAATTACTTGGTTTTGAGCTTTAGCAATTTCCATTGCTTCTTTACGATTTACAAATCTACCTTTGTTTGTTAGGAATCCTTGTTCCCAGTCTAACAATGGGTATTTGTAGTTCTTTTCGAGTTCTACAATTTGTTTACGCATGAATGGGTCATAGTGCCTTAAACCATATACTTCATGAATAATATAATCGCCATTTTCCAAAGTGCCATCTCTGGTATCTACAAATACTTGGCAAGCAGAACATACAATACGTTCAGGAATATCTACGTATTCCCTTTTTTGGTTTAAGAGTTTAATAAACTCATTAAAAATCAACTGACGTTCTTCAGGTGTATCTTGTGCAATTAAATCAATAATAGTCATAAATACCCCTCTGGTAACTCTGGTAGTGGCATCCAATGAGTTACTTCCATAGGGAATACCCATTCATCATCTACTAAAAAATTCTGTTGGATAATTTTCTTTTTTCCAACAACGAGTACCATTTCACTATGTCCATCATCATCTAGTTCAGGCATACGTTCTGTACATTTAATCCATTGGCTCATATTCATTATCCTTTGGTGAATGTTCGATATAAAAGTCTAAAGCATTTGCTTTAATCTTATGATCTTTTAACCATTCTCTAGTTTCAGATTCCATTACAGCTAAGTAAGCTCCATCTGGTAAACCATCAAATGATATATTTAATTGTTTAATAAGCCCTTTATATTCAGCTAATTTATCTTTGGATAGTTTCAGTTTCTTCATTGAATGCCTTCTTAAATGCATTTACCCAAGTTTGAGCGTCCTGTTCAGTTTTAAAGCATAAACCAGCTTCAATTAAATCCTTATCTACATCACTGCCTGCATTATAAGTTTGTCGTATTTCTAATGGTCTGTAAGGAGCTGTGGAAATAAGAGTAAAGAAGATTTCTTGTTTTTTTGGTTTGAAAGGTTTTGGAAGTTCAAAAGTAACTGTTGGAGTTGGTTCAACCCATAGACCTACAATATCACAATGATGGTCTCTATCTTCTAAAGTTCCTTTCCATGTATCTTCAGTACTAAAAATTATATCAATACCGCCATATGGTTTAATATGGCTTATCTTATCTGGAACAGTAATAAAACTTAATGGGTAACATTTATTATCAGTTTCCCCAAGATATTTAACTTTACGACCATCTCTAATCATACCATAAGCACCATTTAAAATAGCTTCTTTTACTTCTTTACTTAACATACTACCATCCTGAAATTTCTACAGTAGGGGTAGCAATATTGCTACAGTGTTTTACTGTATACCCTACTTCTTCTAATAAACTAATCCAGCGATTATCACTAAAAGCGACACCATGTTCCATAGCTTCATTTTCATCAATAAAAATAAAACCTGTAGTTAAAATGTTAAGAATTTTTCTTTCAATATATGCTAAAAAATCTTGATATTTTTCATTTCGAAGTTCTCTTACTTCTTTACAAGTTTTCATACAGTTTCCTTAAAAATAAAAAGGCTCTCGTTAGAGAGCCTATATGGTATTAAATATTTTTAGTATTGGTACATGTAACCTGCACCAACTGTCACATCTTTTTGAGTATCAATACCAACAGAAAGTTTAATAATGTGATGAGCATTATCTGATGTACGAGAGTAGCCTACTGCTAATGCGGATTGACCATGTTTATGACCTACACCCACACCAATACCAGATTTGCCTGAAAGGTATACTTGTGGGATATTCGCCATTGCTGCTACAGAAGCAGTACCTGCATCTGCACGTTTACGGTTCTTACGAACATCATGATCTAACTTGCGAATAGCTTGAGTATTAGCACTAGATGCTTTTAAAGCTGCAGTTGTAGCTTTTTGTGTCTGAATAATAGCTTCACTATTCTGACGAATGAATTGAGTTTGGTATTCCAATTCATCAGCTACTTCTGCCAATTTCTCTTTATTAGCAGTAGCAAGCTTACGGTTGTTTAATACAACATTCCATTGGTTCTCTGTAATTTTAGCATTAGCTTCAATCGCTTTAGCATTTTTATCTGCTTTAACTGCGACTTTATCAATGGCTGGTTGATAGTCTTTGGAGGACACAGTGTACGTTGCTTTACCGTTGGCATCCACTGTTACATTCACAGTGGTATTATCACCAGCTTGAACCTCAGGTAGTTTGTCTTCTACAGCTTTAATATACGCTGTGTTTGACGCAATATTACCTTCGTTCGTTGTAATACGTTGAGCATTGTCAGCAATATCTTTTGCATTTTTATCAATTAATGCTTCTGCTGCACGGATATCAGCAGTGTTAGTTGCGATATTACGAGTGTTACCAGCAATGTTATCTGCATTAGCTTTAATCTTATCAGTATGAGACTTGATAGCATCGTGAACTGTATTTTCACCAGTACCACCAATATCTGTCATCGTGATATTGCCTTTATTGTCTAAAGCCGCATTACCACCTAATACATTTGTAACTGAACCAGCAACATTATTGACTACATCATTTGTTGCGTATAACTGAGAACCATTGATAGCATCTGTGGATGTAGCAGAAATTTCACCTGCACCTACATTAATAATTTGACGAGTATGGTCGCCTTTTGCACCAATAGATACTACTGCTGTTGCATCAGTACCAGCAAATCCACCGTAAGTGATTTTGCCTACTGTTGCTTCATTTACTGAAACTGCTTGTTCAGTCACTGCCGCAGTACCTAATGCTACTGCTGAACCATGATTAGCTTGTGCTGCTTTACCTAAAGCTACCCCATAACTTGCATCTGCTACTGCACCTTGACCGATTGCAGTAGATGCTTTGTTATGTGCTGCTGCGTTAGAACCAATAGCAATAGTAGATAAACCATCAGATGTAGTATGTACACCAATAGCAGTTGAAGATTCACCTGTTGCTTTGGTTTCAACACCGATTGCTACACCGTGATTAGTTGCATTATTGGTATAACCTACTGCTACACCACGAACATGAGCTTTGTTGTCATAACCTACTGCTGTTGCTTCGTCTGATGTGATAAGGTTGTAATGACCTACTGCAGTTGCACGACTACCTGTAACATTATTACCACCACCAATAGCATGGGTATGGTCGCCAGTTACAACGTTATTCATACCAAAGGCGGAGTTTTGTTCACCTTTTAAGTGGTTGTTATCACCGTAAGCTTGAGCTTGTAAACCAGTGATACTTGAACCATCACCAAAGATGTTACCATCTTTAGCATTTACACCAATTTCGTTTTGGTTACCAAAGTTACTTGAGCTACCATGTTCAGCAAGAACGGTATTATCTTGACCAAAGACTGAATGGTTGTTACCTTCCACATCGGATTTGACAACACGGTTAGCATAGGTTTCTTTAGCTTCAGAAGAACGAGTATCTGGAGTATATCCGTCTACAATGTACGGTTCTGTTGATAATGTTTTACCAGTAGTTGCTGCTTGTGCTTGAACTGCTAATGCTACTGCTGCATCAGCTAATGCTTTTAGAAATTTATTCTTCATTTAATTTCCTCTTTATTTGACATAATTACGGAACTCATCAGCTCCGCCTACGTATTGACTATCCACAAAGATTTGTGGAACAGTGTCAATCTTTTTACCTAGACGTTTCTCAACTTCTTCACGAGCTTCTAGGTCTTGTGTTACGTCTTTAAAGGTGTAATCTAAACCTTTTTCAATACATAACTGTTTAGAGCGTTGGCATGGATTGCACCATGATGCACCATAGATTTCTACTTTCATTTTTCACCTACAAATTTTTTCAATTCTGGTTTGAAGTAATTAGGTCCTTTTAGGATCTTTCCATTTTCATTAATGATAGGGTTACCTTGGTCATCAAATTTAGACCAGTTGCTATCATTTACTTCAGTAAGAGCTCCATCAAAATCCATACCTGCATATTGAGCTACACCTGCTGCAGTAACTACTTGATCACATAAAGCGTCTAAAAGACCTACTTTATCTGCACGTTTCCACAAGAGTTCACACTCTGCAGCAGTAAGAGATAAGAGTTTCTCTTTGTACTCAATAAGAGCGTCTGCTGTCTTTTGATTACCCAATGCTTCACACATTTCAGCTACTTCTTCAAAGTGATAAGCAGTTTGTTGAATAATGTTTTGAATTGTTGGTTCAGGTTTAGCTTTTTTGAACCATTGTGTAATACTACTTAATGTCAAAGGTTTAAGATTTAGATTCATCTTTCTTTACTTCCTTTCTATACTTACTAACTGGATAAGTAGCAATTACTTCTTCAGTTTGCTCACCAGTCTTAATATCATTGGCATAGACCTTACAGTCTGTACCATACTTGATATGTTTAAATGTTACATAATTGGCTTGTACAGCCATTTCTCCTTCACTTAGTAACTTATCTACTGCTAAAGGATATTCTTGCATTAAAATGTCCCATGCTGCTTGTCTAGTTACATTAGTGAATACCATTACACGGTCTCTTAAAGAAGTATTAGTTCTGAATACCGCAAAATAACGAACAGGTTGCATATGCACCTCAAATTGTATTAACCCAATATTCGTAGCACTCTAGTGCTTCGTCCATTGAAAGAAATAAGGCTTCATAGTCTGTATTCTGTCCTAATAAATTAAAGACATGAACAGATACTTTGAAACCACTATCTTTCGTAAGGGTTACTTTACCACGAGAACATACACTTTTAGTAGTATATTCTCTAATTACTTGAGGTAAGCGTTTAAGAGAGCTAGGAGCCTCTACAACATGGTTTAATGGTTTAGGTGTAGGATTACTAGCTAATCCTTCTTTTAGTCCTTCTATGAGCTCTTTTAAGCGTTTTTTTGCTTCATCTCGTTCTTCTTGAGCAATGACTAACTGTTGTTGTAAATATTCAACAGAATTTAAGCGTTCCTCGCACCATTTACCTAAATCTTCTGGTTTCTTCATTTTTACTCCAACTGGTCGGACCAGTTAAAAATTATACTTTTGGGGAATTGACAAGGGATTTTAAAAAGTTACTATAAGACTTTCTTTTGCCATATATTTATATATGGTTTTCTTTTAGGATAAAGTATTAAGAAGGGTCTGTAGCTTCCATTACTTTTCCATCTTTAGTTTCTACAATTTCATAGCATTGAGCCATGGCTTCTTCAAGAGTGTAGTCTGTTTCTAAGAACTTACTATAATCCATAGGGATATTAAACCAATCTCCTGTATGGAAATCTTCTTCAGGTACATTACAGTTAATTTCAAACATAGTACCTATTCTATTAAATACTTTATGTCTATGAGCTGCTTTAATAGCAAGAGTAATGTCAATATCCTTGTCATCACTTCTTGGTACAGCTAACCAGAAAGGTACTAATCTTTGAAGTCTAGGAGCTTTATAGTACATGTAAGCACATAATCGTTGAGCATAATCTGAAACAGCAGAAGATACACATTCTTCAGTTGCTCTAAATGTTTCATGATGAATATAGTGAACACCATTCTGGTCTCTTAAAAAGACGCCACATAAGATATCCCATTTAACACGGATATTATCAATAGCCCATGCTAAAGATTGGGATACTTTAATAAATCTATCACCTTCAAATACACTGGAATTACCCCATCCTTTATGGGCTTCTTCAGGTACATAAATATTACAAATAGTAATCTTATTTAAGAGAGATTGACTTGTTTTAATGGCTCTTAATTTAGTACGAGCTTTCTTACGAGAATTGGATGAGTGTTTTCCTAGTGTTTGAGGTTTCATACGAAATATTCTTCTATTGGTTTATCTTCATATTGACTTAGAGCTTGAGTTAATCTAGCTACTTCTGCTCTTAGTTCTGCAATAATTTGGTCTTTATCTTTTTCTGATTCTCTCTTTGGTACTTGCCCTAAGAACTCTAATAATTGGTAGAAACCAGTTCCTTTTTTATTAAGGGATTGAATATACCATTTTCCAGAACTTAACCAGAAACTAATTCTAGTTCCTTCAATGTTTAGTTCTACATGACCAATGGCTTCATCTTTCCAAATCCAGTCATGATAACTGATTAATTCTAAATGTTTTTCTCTATTCAAATTCTTGGCTAATGTTTGAGTCATAATGCTTTCCTAATTCCTCTGGAAATAATACTGCATAAAGATTGACAGTCTCTAACGTAATCATAATAGGCTCATAAGAATCAATATAGATATACGAATCTGTATTCTTCACTTGAGAGCTCATATTAAGATCTTGGATATTGTAAAATACACCTGATTCTAGACCTGTAAACTGTAGGTATTTATTTTTAATGAATGAGAAGTTCTCATAAAATTGGTCTAACCATTCACGTAAAGCCATGTTAGTCATATTCTAATAACTTCCGAGTATGTTCTTTTAATTGGTTTGAGTAGAATGTAGCCTCGTAATTCCCTCTATCATAATTAGATATATAGAAGGTCATAGGATACGCATTTGTTTGTTGAGAGTAAGCTCTAATATGGTTAATAAGGTTAATTAAGGCTTCTTCAGAAGAACATGGGATCACATCTCTGCAATCCCATGTTTCTGTTACGATAGCTTGTTTTACCATATCGAGACACTCAAAATTAAGAGTGTACTGAAACTCCATTGGATTTCTCCAGTTCAATAATTTTCTTTAGTCTTTTTTGAGCTAGTCGATTATTGGTATTTTTTTGTTCCTTGCATTTAGCAAGGTCTACTTTAAGTTCTTTGATTTCCTGACACTGAGCATTAACGATATTCACATTAGCTTGAATAATAGAATCTGCCTCTGCTTTCGTCATTAACCCAAAGAAACCTAGTACTTTACTTAGCATGACTATTCCTTTGATACTTCGTGGAAAGAAATTTCAGAATCTTTAGGAACATAATACCATGATGCGTTGATTTCATTGATAATACCAATGAACTTGCCAGCAATAATAGGACCAATTTCTTCAAATGGTAAATTGGTAATTTTCATTGCTCTATCTACATAGTAAGTGAAGCTAACACGATAAGCATTTAAAGTAATAATATCCAATAATGCTTGTGAGTTAGTAAACTGTAAGCTTCTTACTAAATCTAGAAGAATACGTTTAGAGATATCAGAATCTGCAAGCATTAATAAAGCTTTTCCTTCAATATCTAAAGTATCATCTAATTTTTGTCTTTGTTTAGAAGTACAAGATTTAGCTAATTTTTTTAAGTTTTCTTGGAAACCTGATTCACGTGGATCGAATTTATCGAACCATTCAGATTCAGGTAACATAACTACAAATGAAGTAGCTACCTCACCTAAGTCTTTATTACAGTTTTCATAAAGAGCTTTTACTGGATTGTGTTTAGGTTTACGAGATTTAGTTTCTTCTTGTTCTTCTTGTTCTTCAACTTTATCAAGTAAAGGTTTGAGTACTTTAAGAAGCTTTTCTTTTTGTTCTTCAGTTAATTTTAATTCTTTCATTTGTTCTATCCCATGAGTAGATAAAAAAAAAAAAAAGACTAGCACAAGGCTAGTCTATACTTAGGATGTGCCTTACCCAGCACCCCCGCACGGGGTGCTTGAACAAGGATTAACAAATGGCATAATTACTGTTACGAATTGCTTGTGCAATCTCTTTAGCATTAGGATTTGAAGATTGAGCAATAGGAACTGGAAGTACCTGATTAACAAGAAAATACATCATATTCGAGTCTGTCAAGTTAGCCAGACAATCATTGTACCAGTAACGTACAAAGTTCATATTGTTGGCTTTACATTTAAAACTATCGTGTATACCAATAACTTCAAAAGGTTTGTATTGGTTCATTTTGAATACAATTTCTTGAAGTTTCATACGGTGTTCATAGCTTAACGCAAGAATGTCAGCATAACTATTGATGTAGTCTAGGATACGAACAGATACAAATTTAGACTCTTCATAGAGTTTAATTAGTTCACCTAATTTACCTAATTCATGAAGATTATTTGAACATGGTTCATCTACTTGAAGATTTTCTGTTTGCATAAACAAGAAAGCTAGATACTGTAATTTCTCCACATCATAATTACAACGTCCAGTTACTTCGCGCATTAATAGTCCATCAACTGAATGAACTTGGTTTGCTGCGTTAGATAACTCGTATTCTGATGTAGTCTGTACATTGACAGTTACTTCTATTTCTACACCTGCTACTTTAATTAATTTACCTTCTTTCTTCATTACTGGACAGTAAGCAGTAAATCCATCTGGAAGTTTCCATTGCTGTACATCTTTAGTTGCATCCCAATTCTCTACTAATAAATTACGTAAGAATGTTGCACCTTTAAGATAAGTATTTACTGTAGTAATGAAGTTTTTGAAGTTAGCTGGTGTCTGAAGTACTTTCATTGGCTCTGCAATAGAACCATAGAAGTAAGTCATCAGGCTTACTTTCAAGTCTGCACGAGATACTGCTAATTCAGTACCACATAACTCTTTAAATCCTTCATAAATAGCAGTGTAAACATCATTACGTTTATTACCTAAAGCACCAGTTAAGTACAATCCAATAACATCTCCAGTCAGTGCTGACATGATTTGCGTACCCGATGCAATAGCGTCAAATGCTACCATATAACCACTTGGTTTATTATTGAAATAGTCTTGAAGTGCTTTAAGACCTGCAAATACTAGAGTAGGTTCATCTGCTTGCTTATCTTGGATTAGTTTAATTAATTGGTCATTACTCATTGAAGGGAATTCAATAGGTAACCAATCTTTAATGATTTGAATACGCTCATCATAGGATTTCTTGTCATATCCTAAGTTATTTGCAATATCAATTAATAAATAGTCTAAACCTGAAAAAGATTGGAATTGTTCTTTTGCTTGGTTTAGTTCAACTAATAAGTTTTGTAAATGGTTCATATATTCCCCTCCTGAATGGGTCTATATAGTGTCAAAATGAAGCATAGAACGATTATTTCTTCCCAGATGAATAATCACTAGGGTTTTTGAAATAGTCGCTCTATGCGTTTCCTATGCGTTATTTGAAAGTACAACAGACAAATCTATCGTCTAGGTACTTTTCCATTAATGGTTTGACTTTCTCGTAGTCTAGTTCACCTGCACCACATCCTACTCGTGGAATGAGTATTTTCTTCCATTCTGGATGTTTATCTGCAAGAGCTACTAGTTCTATTAGACTACGTTCAATTAGGTTAATATCTGCTTTTGCATGATATCCAGCAGTTACTTCACCATAACTAGTTCTACAATGGGATACTACATTAAATCCATTGTTTACAACTGTCTTTGGTTTTACAGGGAAAGTAATTAAAGCTTTAGTTTTAGTAGGAAATACATGTACATGGTTTCCTTCTTTGTTAATTACAGACCCTAGTAAATAAGGAAATACTGGTACTCGGTCTGCAATTTGTTTTGCAATACCTCTACCCATAACACATTTCCCTGATTGTGTTACATAGCCATTAGTTGTAATGACTAATGCGTCACAATCCATTTCTAACATGTCTCCGAAATCTTCTTTCATAGTTAGTCCTCAAAGAAATTAACTTCTTTACTGATTAGTTCTTTGTTAGCTAATTCTAGGACAGATTTAGCATAACTATTACCTTGTGGACTAATATAATAACCACAGTTATATACACGTCCTCGTTTGTCATATTTATGGGTCAAATAGAATTCGTTTCCTTGGCTAATCATTTGAGCAAAAGCTTTGTAACAACCCTTTTCATAATGCTCAAAAGCTCTCATGACATCTTCCTTAACTTTCCCTTCATTAAAGCATTTCCATTTATTTCTGTATGCTCTAATTACGTCTATATTTAGGGAAAATTTAGTTTGATTTAACTTATCTAGGAAGGCTGAATCAATGTCTTTAGTATGGTGTACACCGCCTAAGATTAATGAGTCATTTCCTACAGTTAAGTAGCCACTACCTCTATTATTTCCTCTAGTATTTACTGGTAATGGTTTTACTAGCATTGGATTTAGATACTTAAAGTTATCTAGTCTCTCTTGTAGTAATTCATTAGCAGAATACTTACTGATTAATTGAATAGTATGTTTCTTTTGGTTTAATGTGTAATAACCTAACATACCACCTAGAAGAACAATTTTAATGAGTTCTTCTGAACGTTCTAAGTCTCTCTCACATAACATCTCAATAACTGAGCTAATGTAGATAGACTGACGTTCTAATAAAATAGCCATTACGTCAATAATTACAGATTCAACGTAATCTCTATTTTCTATTTCCTCTGGTAACTCAACAATGTTCTTGAACTGGCTCTTTAGAAGTGCTTTCTTCTGGTACTTACTATGAGCTTGTTCATACATTAATTGAGTTTCTACTTTATTCAGTTCCATAAATAATTCTCCTAGTCTGTATTCATCTAAAAAATAAGCTCAAGGTTTCCCTTGAGCTGTATTTACTACCATTGAACACCGTTGAGCTGAGACACAAATGTTGCATCTGCCTCTTTAGGTGCACCCACGTGGGTGATGCTTACGACTAAGCCATTGCTAGCAGAGATAGGTTTGGTTTCACCAGCAGGGATGCTTTCACCCACTGCAATCAATTTGTCAAGCAATGCTAATGAGTTACGGCTAGCACCTTTTCTTTCCATGGTATCAAGAGCGATACCATAAGGTAAAGTGATAACGAAATCAGAACCGTCTTGGTTTTTACCGGCAAAGCCGATATTTAACCAAAAACGAGCCTTTGGTTTCTCTGCTTTAGTTGAAGTGTTTAAGCCTAAGCCTGCTAAGTCTAAGTTTGTTAAATCCATGATGTTTCTCCTATAGTTGATAGATTAATAAAAAGTTCAATCTAGACATAGCCACGAAGTGGCTATTATCCTGATTAGTAAGAATTAAATAGATTAATGAAGAGCTCTGGTTGAATGCCTGAATTGGCTAAGCGATTAGGACAGGATTGAGATGAGAGCTCTTGGTTAATCCCAATCCAGACATAAGGGCGAAGCCCTTACTTATCTATTTAGTAAATCCGAATAATCGTATTTACATTCTAGGACTTCATATGCGTAATCAGTCCCATTGCATTGATGAGCTATTCCTAGCTCTAAATCAATGGCATAACTAATTCTTTTAGGCATTTCTGCCTTTGCTCCTACTGTAACAGTAGTTAGTAATGCTACTACTACAAATGCAATAGAATGTCCTAATCCAATGGTTTGAACTAATTTATTCATGGTCTTTCTCCCATTGATCGAGAAAGTCGTTTAAATAAAAGTTTTCCATGTTGCTCTCCTATTTAGCAAAAATTTTATCTTTACACATTTCTATACGTGCCATTACCATTTCAGATACTGATAAGTATTCAGTATCTGGTAATGGCATATCTAATTCTTGTATAGCTGATTTGTATTCAGTTATACATTCTGGAATATCACCTGATTGTAAATATTCTTCTAATGAACCAGAGATGTACCCTAGTTCAATTAGGTCTTCCACTTCTGTTAATGAAAGGTCTTTAATTTTTCCATTTAGTAATACTTTCATGATTTTCTCCTAAGTTAGTTAGTGAAAGGACCACAATAGTCCTTTCTTTTCAATCCAGACATATAAGCGAAGCGTTATTTATACTTCGCTAAGTATCCATATACTCCTCTCTCTGCTAATTTCTTTCGCATTGCAATTAGTGTAGAGATTAAGTATTTACTTTCAGGACATAATTTAGTCCCAAATGTTCTGTTATAGTCCACTACTAATTGATAGTTGAATTGTTCATTATTCATACAATTCCTCCTGTTATTTAGTGTATGAATGGTTATTTGATAATTATTTTAGTGAGTGTTTAGTTCTCACTTGAAACAATTATTTCCAATCAAGACATAACCTGAAAGGGTTATTTAGTGTATGAATGGACTGTAAGTGATTGTTTTAAGTCTTTATTTTGTGTGAAGTGTTTATGTGTTAAGAAAAAATAAAGGGGAATTAACCCCTTTATCAATTATTTGCGAGAAAGTGCTTTACGCATGTAAGCATAAGCATCTGTTACATTTTCTTCAGTCAATCCACTCTCTTTTGCCTTATTAGTTAAGGCAACTACACGTGCATCACGTCTTAATTGGTTTTCAAAGACCTGTACTTCACGGTCTTTTTGCCATTCACTGGCATATGAACCTAAACCTTCAGCAATGGTAGCAATACCAGTTGGTACTGTACCTAATGCATTGATGGTAGTAACTGTAAGATCACGTAATGTTAAAGTAGCCATAATAATACTCCTATAGTAGTAAGATAAATGAGACTGATACCACATCAATCTCTCAATCTAGACCTAAGCTCGTAGAGCTAATGTGTTAAGTAATTCAAATAGGGGAGGGGGGGGATATAGACTAAAGAGAGATTGTGTGTTGTAAGTGTGTTCTACACTCATACTCCTATTTCATCATTTGCACTATCCTAAAAAATAATAGAAATTTACTACTACACTGACACTTACCTACTACTAATTTCCCTCTAGAAAAATAAAAAATAGGTATTTACTTATAGAGACTACTAGTTTACTTATTAATAAAAATATGATACTAATATATAGTATATTATTGATTAATATTTATACAGTATGGTAACTAAAGGTATTTATGTTTTAGAGTTAGAGAATGGTAATTACTATGTAGGTTATAGTAAGAATATTCCTAAAAGACTACAATTACACTTCTCTGGTAAAGGGTCTAAATGGACTAGATTACATAAACCAGTAAGAATAGTAGAGACTTTAAAAGGTAATTTACTGACAGAACTTAAGATAACCCTAAAGTATATCTTTATCTTTGGTTCAGAAAAGGTTAGAGGTTCTATTTATGTAGCAACTAATCCTAGTGAAACTAAAGTACATATGATTGAGTGTAAAGCTAAGTACTATGTAATGACTGGTAAAGTATCCTTTAAGTGGATAGATTTAAGAGCCATTAAGTATTGTATTAATCAATAGTAGTAGCAAAAAGTGCATAATCAATCCTCTTCTAACTCCTTGTTTTTCCTTGGTTCTCTTGTCCATATCTCTTATATTTATTAAACGCCAGCAAGGAAATGACTGAGTGAGTGAGCGTAGCGAGGACAACGAAGATTACGAAGTAATCTGAGGCAGTCCTAGGAAGCGAAGCGAATGAACGAAGGAATGACTTGCACTTAACGGAGAATTCAAGCATAATGATTTCCGTCTAAGCGATTAGGCAAAGGTGATTAATTTTGATTCTTGTCCTTGGGGGTGTAGCAATACACCCTCTTTTTTTGTATCCTATATTCCACCGAATAAATGGAGAATAAAATGAACGTAACTAATGTATTGGATTTATCAGGTACTACTCCTGCTAAAGCAGTGAAAGATGCCAATAAAGCAATCAAAGCAGGTCATACTTTTGGTTCAGAAGAATTAGAGCCAGATGAAAAAATTAGTTTTGAAGCTCTTATGGAGGAGCCAGAAGTAGAGTTACTAACGGAACAATACGTTAGAGATGTATATCCTGTTAAACTTCCTCCTAGTACAATTAAAACTGTAACTGAAGCAATTAATGAGTGTATTCATGGTTTTGATGGTTCTGCTCAAGAGTTCCTTAAAGAAAATATTGTAGGGATGATTGATGTCTTTAAGGATAATAAATCTAGATGGTCAATGAAAGATTATTTGAATGCGGCTAGATTTATTACTTATAGACAGATGGGGAATACAGTTCTTAAAGCGTATACTAAAACTTTCCCTGATAAAGTAATGAGAATGGAAAGGGAAGGTATTCCTAATAGTCATTTAATGGCTTATGCTAGTACATATAATAGAAGTATGCTAGTACAGAAGATGTACGCTATGATTATGATGCCAGCTCATATTCTTTATCAGGATACTTTCCATCAAGCAGTAGCTACTCAGACAGAGATTATGTTAAATGATAAGGTTAGTCCTAAGGTAAGAAGTGATGCTGCGAATAGTTTAATGACTCACTTGAAATCACCTGAAGTGAAACAAGCAGAATTGACTATTAGTACTAAGGATAATGGTGCAATTAGTCAATTGGCAGATGCCCTTAATAACTTAAGTGGAAACCAAAGAGAAAGAATTCTTGAGGGTAAGTATAGTATCAAAGATATTAGTGAAGCAACTATTTATGAGGAAGGTTCAGATGTCAGAGATTGATGCACTAGCTGAAGAACTTGGTTTAAGAAAGGTAACTAAGACAGTTACAGATTACTTGAATGAAGTGGACTATGCTGAATTAGATAAGTATGTTCCTAGCGAATTTGCTATTCAGTACATTAACTTTATTAAGATGATTGGGGCTAACTTAGAGTTGAATGTATCTCCTGCGGTACATTACAAGATGGTAGATGGTCTTATCTCTAAGAAAAAGATGTTAGCTAATTTATGTCATCGAGGTTTAGGGAAATCCTTTGTAATGTCTGTTTCCTTGGTTCTGTACTTGGCTATATTCCAGAGATTACCTAACTTTGGTTCATTGAATACTATGATATTCATTGGAGATACAATGGAGAATGGTGCAAAGAACTTAAGGAAAGGGGTAGAGTCTCTTTATGATTCCAGTGCTTTTTTACAACAGTACTTACCAGAAGCTAAGTTTACTGACTCGTATTTAGAGTTTACTAATATTGACGGTAAGAAATTTGGTTGTAAGTTATACGGTGCTAAGACTGGGGTTCGTGGGGTTAATATCTTCAATAAACGTCCTGAGATTTGTATCTTTGATGACTTATTATCTGACTCTGATGCGAATAGTCCTACTGTAATTGCCTCCATTAAGGATACTATTTTTAAAGGTGTATTACCTGCACTTCATCCAACTAGACGTAAGATTATCTTTAATGGTACACCATTTAATAAGAATGACCCTATTTATACGGTAGTTGAATCAGGAGAATGGGAAGTAAACGTATATCCAGTATGTAATGAGTTCCCTTGTAGTAGAAGTGAATTCCATGGTTCATGGGAAGACCGTTTTACTTATGACTTTGTGAAGGAACAGTACAATGTTGCCTTGGCTTCTGGACAGATTAAAGCATTTAAACAAGAGTACATGTTACGAATTGCTTCTGAGGAAGATAGAGTTATTCTGGATGAGGATATCCAATGGTTTAAGAGAGCAGATATCCTTAAGAATCCTCAGAGATACAACTGGTATATTACTTCTGACTTTGCTACCAGTACACATAGAAAAGCTGACTACACTGTATTAGGTGTATGGGCAGTAGACCATCAACAGAATAGGTACTTGGTAGATGGTGCTTTAGGAAGATTCTTGATGAATGAAACATTTAATAGGATCTTTGATTTTGTTAATAAGTATAAACCTATGTCTGTTGGTTTAGAGGTAACTGGTCAACAAGGTGGATTTATATCTCTATTTAAAGACCAGATGTTACAAAGAAATACTTGGTTTACTATTGCTAAAGGTAAGGGGTCATCTAAAGAAGGTATTGCAGTTAGAACTAATAAGATGGATAGATTTCGTTTAACTGAACCATTCTTTAAACAGAAAAAGATTTTCTTGCCAGAAGAATTAAAAGATAGTATTTTAATACAAGAGTTGCTTGAAGAATTATCTACTGTTACTATTGATGGGATTAAATCTGTGCATGATGATGCGTTAGATATGGTTTCCCAGTTAGACCAGATGTACGTAGTATATCCTTCAGCAGAACAGAACAGTTTAGAAAGTCAAAAAACAATTAACTCACAAGCAAGTGGTAATCCATTCTTCACTGAGGTATTTGAGCAAGACAGTAACATCAATACTTATTTAGCTTAGTGAAATGAAATTAAAAGACTTCTTACAAGATATTGCTTTAGGCGATTTACAAGGTTCCACTGTTGTTGAAATGGGTGGATACCAAATTATCCAAAAACATATTCCAGTGGTAATCCAAGCTCTTAATCAAGCTTTGGATTATCTCTATTCTATATTTCCAATCAAAGATTCCCAAGTCACTATTCAACTTCGAGATGGTATTAACCGATACTATTTAGATAGTCATTATTCTGTAAGTGGGCATCATCCTCAACCCTATATCATGGATACTGAGTTTGAACCATTTCAAGATGATGTACTAGCTATTCAAGAAGTGTTTGACTACAGGGGTCAAAGAATTCCTCTGAATGATGACTACAGTCCTTATGGTGTAACTACACCAGAATATAATTGTATCCAGACTTCAGATGGTACGCATTATAGTAAATACCTTACTGTAATGTATCGAGCTAAACACCCTAGAATTCCATTAAATGAACCACTAGACAGCAAGCTAACCATTCAACTTCCAACTTCATACAATGGAGCATTGCAGGCATATGTGGCATCCCTAGTGTATCAGTCTATGGGAGGTAATGAAGCTCAACTAGGTAACTTCTATTACGGTAAATTTAGAACCTTAATTGAAGACCTTAAGGCTCAGGGAGTAGGTTATAAAACTACTACTGGGGTTAATATCAAACCTATTTTAGGAGAATGGCTTTAATGCTTCCTATTTATGATTATAGACCTTCTGGAGTACACAATACCCATCGTATGTGTGAAGCTCAGTTAGGGCAATCAGGTTTTGATGTTGTACGTCATGTACATGACAATATGAGATGGTTGTATGACTTATATTCTAAGATGGGAACGTTAGCAGAAAATAGTAATTCTGCTGCTTCTTTATCTGTAATTCAACCTTACCTAGGTGAGATTGAAATGGTGTCTAAGTCTCTGAACGACATTCTCACATTAAATAAGAGTTTACCTTTGGTTGCTGATTTAGCACCAAGAATTCAAGCATTTACCTCCCATTTAGAAGAGTTCAATGATAAAGCTTCAATTAATAAAAAAGAGATTGATTGCTTGATTTCAGAAGGTAAATCTATTCTTTCAAAAACAGAACATCTTCAACAGAAACTATCTGGTTTATTTGATGCGGAAGTGGCTAAAGGTATTGCCACAATCCAACAAGCAGTCTACGACCAAAAGGTAGATAAAAAACTGGAAGAGATGAGTGAGATTGAACAAAGAATCGAAGAAAGACTCTTATTAGTTCAGAATATCATTGAACGTAATGAAGACAGTATTAATTTACTGGTTCATTTACAGGCTAGTGATGCAGTGTTGACGTACGTATATGTAAAATCTGAACAAGCATTAGAAATTGCTAAAAAGGCAATTCAAGAATCGGAATCCTATGGAAATGATGAAAGTGTCAATCGTAAGAGACTTTCAGAAGTCGTTCCAGTTATTCCTAAGAAACCTGCAGGAGGTTGTAGAGTATGAGTTGTGGAATTTCATGCGAACCAAAAGCAGCAGCTAGATTCAGTGAATTTGCAGTAGGTGTAGTATACAAAGAAAATGATGTAGTGGTTTATGATGGTCATTTGTATATCTCTAAAAAAGATAACAATATTAAACATCCATCTCAATCTTCTGCGTGGACTCAAGTAGGTAAAGAACAAGAGAAACCTCAAAGTCCTTTCCCTATTGGTACTATTCTTACTGTTCCTGTAAATCAAGAAATGGATGGATTTATCCCTTATGTTGAAGGAGAGTCATTTAATAGATTGGTTTACCCTGAATTATTTAAGGTATTAGGTACAGATGTATTTAGTGAAATTACTAATAACGGCAGCAACGATAGCTTACCTATTGGAAGCTTGGTTTACTCTTTCTCTCCTATGTCGACTATCCCAGATGGCTGGGTAGAAGTTACTAGCAGAGTAGGTGCTTTAACTAAGTATCCAGAATTAAAACAAGTATTGAAGAGTATGGCAGTAGCTTTACCAATGGAATCTCAATCTATGTGGTTAGCTGCACTGGAGGCTAATACATTCCCTGATTTACAAGGATATTTCTTTACTACTGGTTTAACAGGGACTTTTGCTGATGCAGTTACTAGTGGATCTTTTGATGCCTTACCTGTTGTAGTTGATGAGTCTAATACTCTTAATCCTATGGGTATGAGTAGACCATTGGCAAGTAATGTTTTAAAGAGTCCTATTGTTGGTGATGTAAAAGAATCTACCCTCAAAACTCCATATGTACTAGTAGCCCACAAAACTGATAATTATGGGTTAAATGAAGTAAGTATGGTTAGTGTAGGTAATGGAGTAGGTAATATGGCTCCTAAATCACTTGCTGTAAGACTTTTAATTAAAGCTAGGGGTAAAGGTGCATCTAATGTTTCTTATACCCACAAACGTGTAATTAGAGCGTTCTAAGAGGTTATATGACTAAACGTATAAAAAATGCAAAAGTATTCGCTGCTAAAAACAAGAGTACTGCATATTTAAAAAATCCTATTGGTAGCCGTAAACCATTATTGAACCAAACAGATATTCAAGCATATGCTGATGGTGATATTGAAGCTGGTTTTGAAGCTATTAAAGGTGATGTGAGTTTTAATGATGTATCAAATATGTTTTGGTATGTTACTTCATTAATTAGTCACATTTATGAAAGAGGTGTACCAGAGTTTTCTGCTTTTGAGAACTATCCAGCAGGTGCTGTTGTATCTCATGATGGTAAAATTTGGATTGCTAAACAAGCTATTGAAGCTTCAGTAGTAACCAAAGAATCTGCTCCAGATCCATGTAACTGTTGCCAGACTACTATGGAAGAAGTAGGTTATCCTCATTACCCATCTAAAGATATGGGTTGGTGTTATTTAGTGGATTCATGTGAATTCTCTGAGTGCATTGATAAATTAAAAGAAGCAGATGTAAATATCATTAAGATGATTAAAGACCTTGAAACTATTGGCTCATTTAAAGTTGAGACTGTAGAAGGTGTTGAATCTCTTGTAATTACTTCTGAGAAAGGTACTAAGTTCCCAGTAGCTATTGAGCAGATCCGTAAAGTAATTCTTAAACAAGCTATCAAAGATGGTTCTGGTTTATCAGTTACTCCTGAAGGTGAACTTAAAGTTAAACCTTCTGACTTTATTGATGGTAATTCTTTATCAGTAGGTGAAGACGGTAAAGTAGGTTTAGACGGTACATGGAAAACTGAGAATATTGATACTCCTATCAATACAGCAAAAACTGAAGCAGTTAAAGAAGCTAATGAACATACTGATGCTAAAGCAGTAGAAGTTACTAAAGCAACAGATGCAAAATTCCAAAAGCTTAAAGAAGATGGTGCTGAAGTATTTGTAGGTCAAGGTGTATCTGGTAATGGTACTAAAGTAAATCCTTTAACTTTAAAAGTTGCTGAAGCTGATTTTGGTTTCAATGGTAATAGTGAGTTATTCCTTAAACCTCAAATCCAAGATGTAACTAATAAAAACTTAAATACTCTTGCTGACACTCCAGCGTTACGTAAATTAGGTTTAACTACATTCTACGGTAAGATTAACCGTCATGGTGAAGGTGATAAGTTTACTGTTGGTTTCCCAAGTGCAATGACTGATGGTTTAGTTGGTACTAAAGAAGAAGTTGATGCAGCTAATACTCATGCTGAGTATAAAGACCAAAATGCTGACTTTACTGGTTATCAATTTGCAAGTCCTACTGAAGTTATTCAAGTAGTTGTAGATGAACACCCAAGTAATGAAGAAGGTACTACTAAAGTAGCTATGTACACTCGTGCATACTCCGCAGGTATGAGTACTACTGGTGAATTAAATCCTTATGAAGAGGATATTAATTCTGGTATGTACAATGCTGGTGTATGGACTAAATGGCAACGTGTAACTGCTTTACCATTACAGGGTAAATTACTTCAAGCTTTAAACTCTCAAGTACAAGACTTGACTAATAAAGTACAAGGTAATGCACAAGGTATTGCTACTTTACAAGATGAACTTGCTAAATTAAAAGCTCGTTTAGATGTATGTTGCAAAGACTCTACTCCAGCTCCTGAACCAAGTCCAGATGTTCCATCTAATGCTATCCGAGATGATTGGCGTAATTACCCTACAGGTACTTATTTCATTGGTTTAGTAAAATCTAGTGATATTTTAGATTTTGAAAATGGAGCGAAACGAGTTAACTCACATTCAGAAGTAACAATGGGTAACGTTAGAGGTTTTTACGATGATGTTGTGAACACTTATACAATTCGTCCTACACGCGTTTTAGCTGCTACTAACAGCAATCCACGACCAGAGAGATTGACTCCTGTAGCCCCACAAGATGATTATTTATTGCAGTATTATACACGGTTACCAAATAATGAAGGTAAAACATTTACTGTATTACTTGATCAGCTAAAAGATCGTGAATTTACTATGACCGACCCTCTTTATATTTCTGAAAGAGCTACAGTAGACACACAACGAAGATACCCAAATTTAGTAGGATTTATTGCACAGCCTGCGATTAATATTAATGGGGAAAATTACAATATTGTATTCACTGATAAATGGTTATATAAACCTAAAAATACAACTGCAGTGGATACTATCCCAAGTCCAAATTATCCTGCGGGATTGGGTGGTGTATACACTGATGGTGGTTCTGTTAAATCTTTAAATGATTCGCATAACCCTCCAGTGATTGCAAATCCATACTTACATGCAACCCAGTACGGTATTCCTAATGTAATTGTCGATACTAAGGGTGCTAAAATCAGATTTGGTGAACGTATCAGAAGCTGGACAGGGGCATTCTCACTTGAACGTGCAAGTGCGTTTGGTCGTACTTGGTATCGTAACCCAGTAGCTCATACACATACAGGATGGAAACCATACGATGCAACTAGTTAATTTTAAAGATTATGTACGTTCATGGAGTACTTGGGTATTAGCAGGTGTTACTGTTACTCCTGTACTTGATGCAAATGTACAAATGGTAGCTGACTTATTACCTGAACAGTGGAAACATTGGTTCATTACTGGTTTAGGTGTTGTTGGTTTAATTGTACGTAGAATTAAACAAAAATAGGTAGGAAGAATGGCTAAATGTAATACTAAACTATTCTATGGTTGCTGCCCTTCAGTTACTCCAGTAGATCCTGAAGAAAACAAAAAACCAGAAGATAGTAAAAAAGAAGAACAGAAACCAGATGTACAACCTGTACCTACTCCTGTACCACCTAAACCATGTTGTCATGATTTTAATGTGCAACATATTACGGTAGTTGGTGATGAGGTATTCGTTATTCTGGATGACTGTACATTCTTGAAAGCTCCTTTATCTGTATTAGATAAATCAGTAAGTACAGCCAAAGACGAAATGGATAAGGCTAACGTAGCTGAGTTAGATAAAGCAGTTAAGGATCTCCAAGAGAAACTAGCTAAACTAGCTGAGAAAGAAGACAAAGACACTGTATATGATGACTCTGCTCTGGTTAAACGTATTGAAGCGTTAGAAACCAAAGAAGACAAAGATACAATCTTTGACCCTGAATCTTTAATTGGTCGTATCGCAGCTCTTGAAGGCAAGGAAGATAAAGATACAGTATATGATGATACTGCTATCCGTAATCTAATTGAAGCTCTTCAAAACAAAGAAGATAAGGACACTGTCTTTGACCCATCTGCATTAGAAGCTCGTGTTAAAGCTCTTGAAGATGCACCTGCTGGTGACAAAGTTGATACCACTAAGTTTGTCCGTAAAGATGAGTTAGTAGATGTTCAAAACTGGGCTGGTACTACACGCTTTAAAGCTTACCCTGCAGATGTAAAAACTGGATGAAGCACTCCAAAAACAGTTTATCCAGATGACAAACTTTAAATAAACCGTAGCCCATTAGGGCTACTTAACTTAATCTTAAAATAGAGGAAAAATAAAATGGCAGCTATTCAATTTTTTGAAAAACCAGAAGTAGGTCAAACAACTGAAGTAGTAAATAACGTACTTGAAGTTAAACCAGATAACTCAGGTAATGTACAATTTACCCGTACAGAAAACGGTTTAAAAGGTGAAGTTACTTTACCTGCTGAGAAAGTTGTAATTACTAACGTAGAAATCGTTGATGGTAAAGTTAAAGTTACTAAATCAGACGACACTGTTGTGGAATTACCATTACCAGCTCAAGCTATTGATGTGAAATTACAAGGTGCTGAATTAACTGAAGATAACAAATTAAAATTAACGTTATCTAATGGTGATATTCTTGAAGCAGATTTAGCTAAATTTGTTGATGCACCTAAATCAGCAACTGAGTACTGGACTGAAATCAAAGCATTACCTGATTTCAAAGCAACTGTAATTGATTTACTTAAATCACCTGAAGCTAAAGCAGCATTGCTTGAAGTGCTTAAAGGTGAAGAAGTACAAAACTTGGCAGGTGATACTAAAGGTTACTTACTTGCTAAATAATCTGATATGGGGGAGCAATCCCCCTTTGGAGTATAGATGAAAGTAGTAGAAATTTCAGAGTTTGACCCTTCTGGTTTTACAGTGAAAGATGGTAAGGTTCATGTGCTTAAAGCTTATAACTGGTATATGCCAGAATTTGCTTTAGGAAAAGAATTTATAACTACTGAAAATCCACGGGCTTATCTAGACCCCCAATTTAGAATGTTATCTGTACTAGATGGTGTAGGCAAAACTCATCTTGAGTTTAAGGTACTTAAAGATATTCCTGATGGTTCAGTAATCTTTAAACTACCTGAAGACGCACCTAATAACCTTGATGGAGCAAGTTTACAAACTTGGGACGGAGGTAAAGTCTGGTACAACAGTAACAATAAAAATATCTATGGAAAAGGTCTTAAAGCAGACCGAGTTTATTCTGTAGATTTAACTGGATTTTTTGGAGATTAATTATGGCAGTAGTAATTATTTTTAGAGAAGACTTGGATAACAAAACAGTTAAACAAGTTGATACCACAGATGGTAAAAAAGTAGGTGCACCTAGTGCTGAGATTGAAGTTTTAGATAGCTTTAATAAAACCAGTACTGATACCCACTACTATGAAGGGGAAACTAAATACCTCAAACATGTAGAATCTGGTGCAGTATGGCAAGTTGAAATCGGTAAGATGAAAGAACGTGCAGCACCTCGTAATGAAGAGCTTACACCTGAATCTACCGCAATATTCTTTAAAAGTGTGGAAGATAACCGATGGACATTTAGTTTAACCAGTGCAATTTCTGGAAAATCTCTTTTGGTTCCAACACAAGAAGCTGGTAACTATACTGACAAGACAGGTATCTTTGCTCAGTATGCAAACGCTAAAGAAGCTAATGCTGCCCTTGCTAATGAGAAATTAACGATTACCACAAATGAGTATTTTGCTGATACTGTTGAAGGTAAACCAAAAATCTTAGCAACTACATTTGAATTACCGTACCCAGCAATTCCGTATGATGAAAGTACCCCAACCATGCAATTATATGCTGAATCTTATAGTGGAAATGTATATTTAGATTCTTCTAGAGAAGAACTAACTGCATCAGAAAAAGTTGAAAAAACTTACTCATATAAGTTCAGAGATATTAATGGTCGTGAATACGAAGGTACAAAAAAATCTACTAGCAATAGATTGTCAGCTAAAGACTTTGAACCTTCATTGGAATGGTATTTAATTGAGAAAGCTGAATACTCAGTACAACCTTTCACTATTGAAGGATTCTTCTTTAATAAACAGGTTGCACCAAGCAAAGTAGAAGTACAGAATCTAGTTGACCACTTATAATGGTAATTCGTTATGGGTGTAATACTGGATTAGTTTTAATAAAATTTTAGGAGATTAATATGGCAGAACAAATTATATTTGGTGCTGATATTGATAATGTAACCATTAAGAATATTAATGGTAAATTAACAGCAGTTATTGATGTAGAAAATACTGCGGATGAGTTTGAAGTAGTTACTGATTATGTAGAACCTCAAGAAGACGATGATTACTATGTAGAATCAGTCTTTGCTAAGTTCCGTCATAAAGCTACTCAGTTATTAACAGACGCATTTAAGAAAGAGAAAAAACCTCGTAGTGCACCAGTGAATGAAAGTTTAACTGAGCCGCTTACCGCAGAGATTCATGAAGAACGTGGAGTTATTACCTTATTAGCGACTGGCAATGCAGTTTCACAAGTAGATGGTAACCCATTAAGTTATTCTGATTATAATCCTGCTAATACATATGTACAAGTTAATAAAAGTGATTATGCAAATGCTAAAGCTTTCAATACTGCTAATGCAGGTAAAACTTTTACAGTAACTACTAAGAAACGTTTTGCTAAAGCTAACGGTCATCCATTAGTTAAACCTACTGAAATTCAAGTAGCATATCCTACACTTCCTTATGAAGAACATACCTATGCACCTGAAACTGGTACATCTAGCTATAATCTTGAATATGTACCTCGTTCTTATGATGGTACTGAAACTGCAGAACTAAATACCTTATTAGCACTAATGGACTCTACAGAACATGAAGTGTCTTACGTTGTACGTTATCCAGATGGCTCAGAAATCTCAGGTACACATACCTACACTGGAGAATACCTAAGCCGATTAGAAGTTTCTGGATATAAAAACGAAGCATCTTCTTATGAAAGATGGGAATTCAAACCATACGTAGTTGAAGATTTCAATGGTAAATTGACTGTTTCACCACAGACTTATACAGAAGGTACTTTGTAAGGAGTAACTTATGGGAATCCTAAAATGTTTATACGGAGCTGATACACGCAATGTACGAATCTATAACTTAGGGTTCCATTCTATATGGTTCATGCTTTGTGTGAGCCATATCTTTGGAATCATTGAGGTGGATTTACCTAATACATTTGAACCACGTGTTACTAAGTTAGTTTGGTTACTGTTAGCGTGTATTCTCTCAAGTTTTGTAAGCTTAATCCCAGAACATTATTGTAAAAACAGAGATTTATACAAATATCTGTCTTTACTATTAGGAGCATTGATTGAATTCATTGTGGCTTACAAATACGTAACTATTTACCCACCATTGAATCCTATGGTTATTGTATCTACTTATCTAGGTTTCTGGTTCTTAGGTGGTGCTTTATTCGTCAAACAAGAAAAGAAGGTAAATTATGGAGTTTCTCGTTGAACATCAACCGATTATTATGGTCGTGTTTGGTAGTTTACTTGGCTCTATAAAATCCTCATTGGATGACGATAAGTATAACTTTAAACAAAGATTAATAAATTTTCTGATTGGTGTGTACTGTGGTATTTCGATTGGTCTTGCATACAAGAGTACCATTGAAACAGGTTATCTTGGTTTAATTGCTTTAACTGGGGCTATGATTGGAACTAATATCTTAGAGGTTATCTCCGATCTGGCTCCTGAATTAACCAAGAAATTTCTAAGGAAAAAATTCAAATGAGTTTTAAATTGAGTGATAAATCTCTAAGTCGTTTAACAAAAGTTCATCCTGATTTAGTTGCAGTAGTAAAGAAAGCCATTGAGCTATCTACTACAGACTTCTCAGTTACAGAGGGTGAACGCACAGTGGCTCAACAACAAGCCAATGTGAAAAAAGGTGTAAGTCAAACCATGAATTCAAAACACTTGGTTCAAGAAGATGGATTTGTTCATGCAGTAGATTTAGTACCTTACCCTGTGAACTGGGAACTAAATGCCTTCTATCCTATTGCATTAGCAATGCAACAAGCAGCAGAAGCTCTAGGAGTAAATATCCGTTGGGGTGGATGTTGGACTAAGCTAAATGGAGATAAACGTTCTCCTATGCGAATGGTGAAGGATTACAGCGATGCTCGAAGAATGGTGGGTAACAAAGTATTCATTGATGCTCCCCACTTTGAAATCATCAAATAATTGTATATACTAGTTAATGGCTTAAATTTAAGTCAATTTAATTTGGAGAAAATTAATATGCACGGTGCATTAAGTTATGAAGAAATGGTTCGCCTCCACAGAGCCAACGATTTAACGCCTGCTGACAAGTGTGCTCCTTGCACCCCTAAATGTCATGTAGACGGTGGAGAAAATCCGTTAAAAGGTAAAACCTATGCTGATGTGGCTGCTATGCCAGTACCAGTAAATAGAGTTTGTCCTACTGCTAAATTAGTAGTTCCAGTAGCTCCTACTTTAGTAGTGAAAGATGTAGTGAAAGAAATCACTCCTACAGTTAAAGATGGCAAATACAAAGTTGTTGACTTTAACCCTTGTGATGGTCGTACAGAAGTTCTTGACGCTATCCCTGAAGGTGCAGAAGTGGTTCATGCTAAATCTACTCATGCTCATGGTACTACTGTAGTAGATACCTTCTGGTCTGAACCAGCAGAAGTAGCTAAAGTTACTCATGACATCGAAGACTTAGGTGAAGTTAAACAACCAGAAGCAGTTAATGCCAAAGAAGCAAAAGCTGAAGAAGCAACTGATGATGGTAAAACTGCTAAACCTAAAAAAAAAAAGTAGCGGAAGTAGCGACAGGGGAACTGTAACAGACCCAGTTGTAGAACCTAAAGTAAATGAGGCAGAATCTCTTTTTTTAGGACCTACGGACCATTTAACGTAATATAATAGCCCTAGCAATAGGGCTATATCCCTAAGGTAACTTATGCAACAAGTACAATTAAATACTTCAATTAAATCTTCCAATCCAATTACACAAGAGGACTTAGACCAGCTATCTGAAAAAGTACTTGGAACAGGTCATAAGAAACTAACAGATTGGAAACAAGAGCCAACAGCTCAAAATCTACTTGATGATTATCAACAAGCAGCCTCATTCCATTCTAACCATATTAGTAGAGTAGCTAAGTGGTTAGAAACCTTAAATGCAAAGACTGATACAAATAGACTTAAGAAAGGTCGTTCAGGTATTGTACCTAAGATGGTACGTAGATTAGCTGAGTGGAGATATAGCTCCTTAGCTTCATCTATTCTAAATGAAAAGAACCTATTCCAAGTGTCAGCAACATCCCCAGACCATTTGAATGCAAGTATTCAGAATGGTTTAGTTCTTAACTACCAATTCAATAACCTTATTAATAAAGTAAAATTTGTAAATGATTTAACTAGAGCAATGGTTAATGAAGGTACAGCTATTGTTCGTATTGGTTGGGAAGTAGAACAACAAAGAAAAGAATTTGAAGTACCAGTATATGAGTATGTTCAAGCAGATATGATGCAAGCTCAAATGATTATGGAAGCTATGCAACAAATCAGCCAAGAACAAGAACAGACTGGTGTTGAATCTTCAGATGAAACTCAGATATTCCAATCCTTTGATGAAGATTTACAAGAGTCAATTAAAGCTAGTTCTCAATATGGAATTCCAGTAGTAGCTGTCAATACAGGACAGACTCAAACTATTTCAGAGATTGTAGATACTAAGAATAAACCAAGTGTTAAAGTAATTAATACTCAGGATTTAATTATTGACCCATCATGTGATGGAGATTTTAGTAAAGCTAGATTTGCAATCTATAAATACCAAACTGACTTATCTACCCTTAAAGCATTTAATCAGAAGTTCCCAGATACCTATAAAAATCTTGAATATTTGGAGCGTAGAGACGGTGTAATTGAAGAAGGCGGTATTACCCCTGCTAATATGCCAACAGACGTTTACAATGCGATTCTGGAGGATTATGCAGATGGTAAACAATTTACCTTTAATGATAAACCAAGACAAAAACTTCAAGTATTAGAGTATTGGGGTTATTGGGATATTGATGGTACAGGTATTGTTCAATCATTCACTGCTACTATCTGTAATGGTTTCATTATTAAGATGGAACGTAATCCATTCCCTGATGGTGGTTTACCATTTGTTATTATTCCTTATATGCCAATTAAAAATTCAGTGTATGGCGAACCAGATGCTGAATTAGTGGAAGATAATCAGAAGATTCTTACTGCATTAGTACGTTCAGTAATTGATATTAATGCTAGAAGTGCTAATGGACAGACAGCAACTCCTAAGGGATACTTAGATCCTACTAACTATAAGAAATTTAGAGAAGGCGAGGATTACGAATATAATCCTAATGGCTCACATCCAGCAGAAGCTATCTATATGCACACTGCTAATGAAGTATCCCAGACTGCTATGATGTTAATGCAACAACAGTATTCTGAAGCAGAAGCAGCAACAGGTATTAAATCTTTCCAAGGTGGTTTAGATGGTAATGCTTATGGTCAAGTAGTTGCTGGTATGAGCCAAGCAATTTCTGCTATGAACCAAAGAGAAGGAGATATTATCTTCAGAATTGCTAAGGGTTTAGAGGAAATTGGTGCTAAAATCCTTAAAATGAATACAGAATGGTTGAACGAAGAAGAAGTTTTTGCTATAACACAAACCGAATTTGTAAAAATTAAAAAAGAAGATTTACAAGGTAATTTCTTCTTACAAGTCCGAATTAAGTCAAATAGTGAAGCTGAAGGTAAAGCTCAACAAATGAGTTTCCTATTTCAAACAATGGGACCTAATGCTGACTGGGGAATGCAGAAACTAATGCTTCTTGAACTAGGACAATTATATAACTTGGATACTTTTGTATCTGCTCTTCAGAAATACGAACCTCAACCAGATCCTATTCAACAAGAATTGGCTCAATTAGAGGTAGAATTAGCTAAAGCTAAACTACAAAAAGAACAAGAAGAAGCAGCATACTATAGAGCTAGAAGTAACTACATTGATGCTCAAATTGGCAATACTCAAGCTGATACTGATCTTAAAAATCTTGACTTCATGGAACAACAAGAAGGTGTTAAACACGCTCGTCAGAAAGAAATTGTTGAAGCTCAAGCAAGAGCTCAGAATGAAGGTAAGATTGCTACAGAAACTCTTAAAGGACGTAATTCATTGGCTAAAGCTAAAATGGATAATGACACTAAAAAAGAAGTAGCTGATAGTAAAGCTGATAGTAAAGATAAACCAAAGAAATCTGGTTCTAAGGTTTCCCCTCAAAGAAACTTTAAACCATTACCAAACCCAGAATTAGGTGCATTACCTAGTGGGTTATTTAAAGCAGACGGATTAGGCAATTACATCAAAGGTGATGGTCATACCGTTAATAATGAAATCTAGTCAGAGGACAGCAAATAATGACTACTACTGAATTAATGGATTCAAGAGAACGTATGGAGGCAGAGCTTAAAGTTCACAAAGAAAATGTGGATAAAGCTGATGCTCTTAAACGTCTGTTAGATAATCCAGACTTTAAACTAGTAATTCAACAGGGATTCTTAGAGTCAATGCCTAAGGTATTGGCTATTCAATTATCTCATGCTCTACCAGAAAACCATGTAGCTAAACTTACTCGTGATGTACATGCTATTGGTTATTTCCATAATTACATTACTGAAGTATTAAATGAAGGTGCTAAATCTAGACCTTTCACTGAAGCTACAGTACAAGAACTTAAAGACTTCTATGGGGTAGAATAATGGGCGAATTAGATGTTAGAAATCTATCTGTTGAAGATCTTGGTTCAATGTCAGATGAAGACTTTGAAAAACACCAAGGTGCTATTGAAGCTCAATTACAAAATGAAGAAGCTCCAGTAGTTCCTCAAGAACAGAATCAGGTACAGGAACAACCTCAACAAGAAATCGTTCCAGAACAACAATCAGTTCAAGAAACTCCTACAGAGGGTACTCAGGAAGCTCCTGAATCCACTCCTAACGAGCAGATTGAACAACCTACTAGTATGTCTGCAGAGGAATTCCAAAAGTTCCTTACAAGCCCATTTAGAGCGAATAATGCAGATGTTCAAGTAGATGACCCAAAAGACATTCGCAGATTGATGCAAATGGGTATGAATTATCAGAAGAAGTTGGGAAAAATTCGACCACATTTAGGAGCATTAAAATCTTTAGAACAGAATGGTCTATTGGATAGTGATAAGTTAAGTTTTGCTATTGACCTTATGAATCATAAGCCAGAAGCTATTGCACAACTTATCAAAGAATCAGGCGTAGATACTTATAGTCTACCAGACGTTGAAGCAACTCCTTATCAAGCTCCTAATCATATTATGGATGCTAAATCTGTGGAATTTAATGAAGCAGTAGATGAGGCTAATGAAAATGAATATGGTAGAACTGTCTTAACTAATCTTAAAGGTTGGGATGATAAATCTAAAGAAATGGTTTATGACAATCCAAACCTAATTAATACCTTGGCTGAACAAGTTCAGAGTGGCTTATTCCAAGATACTATGGCTATCATTCAAAGAGAACAAGCATTAGGTAAGATTCCTTCTAGTGTATCAATGATTGAAGCATACAATACTGTAGCTACCCAATTACTGAATACAGAAGATAAGTATACTAAACCTAGCCATTGGGGTGGCTCTTATAACCCTAATAGACAGGTAGTTGGAAACAATGTTCAACAACCTCAAAATATCCAACAGTCTGGCAAGTATCAAGCAGGTATTCCAAATACAGTATCTACTTCTATTAATCCAACTGGTGTCTATGACTTAAATCAGTTAGCTCAAATGGATGATGCTGAATTGTCTAAGTTTACTGATTTTGATTCTTTTGTCAGAAAGAACAATATCCGTTTTAAATAGTTAAGGTAAATTAAATGAGTGAATTAAATCCAATCCCAGCAATGCAAGGTGGTCAAATCACCTCTACTCATAACATTGCAACAATCAACCCACGTGGTAACTTATACAATGACCCACAAGGTTTACGTGGTGAACCAGTAGAATCTTCTGTTGGTCGTCAACAATTAGAAAAAGCTTTCTACTTAAAAAAGGTTTTACGAGATACCGCTCCAAAGCGTAAATTCTCTCGTATGGCATCTAGTATTTCTATGCCTAAAAACATGGGTCAAAAAATCAAACAAGCGATTGAATACCCAGTTTTAGATGATCGTAACATCAATGACCAAGGTATTGATGCTCGTGGTGTACAAATCCGTAACGGTAACTTATATGGTTCTAGCCGAGATATCGGTCGTATCCAAGGTGCATTACCGTACTTAACTGAAATTGGTGGTCGTGTAAACCGTATCGGTTTCTCACGTTCAGAAACTGAATCTACCTTTAACCGTTTTGGTATTTTCTATGAATACTCAGACGATGCAATCCAGTTTGATTCAGATGCTAACCTTTACCAATCTATGTACCGTAGAGCGTTAGAAGCTGCTGAACAAATCACTGAAGACTGTTTACAAGCTGACTTATTAAACTCAGCAGGTACAGTAATCTATGCTGGTAATGCAACTAACCATGCTACTATGGACGAGACTTCTGTACTTACTTTAGGTGCATTATCTCGTTTATCTCGTGCATTAGATGACAACCAAACTCCACGTCATACTAAGTATATTGCTGGTTCTACTAATGTAGATACTCGTACAGCAACTACTTACCGTACTTTATTCTGTGGTTCAGAAGTTGTTGCTTTATTGGAAGCTATGCAAGATCAACACGGTAACCCTACATTTATTCCAGTACATCAATACAAAGCAGCTTCTGGTACAATCATGGAAGATGAAGTAGGTATCATTGGTAAATTCCGTATCGTTCAAGTTGACAAAATGTTAGCATGGAGAGGTGAAGGTGCAGCAGCAGACCCACAATTCGGTTTATCTGCATCTAACGGTAAATACGATATCTTCCCATTAATCTGTTTAGGAGATGATGCGTTCTCTACTATTTCTTTCAATGGTTCAAATGGTGTTAATAACAACTTCCAAATCATTGCTAAGAAACCGGGCGAAGCTACTGCGTCATTAATCGACCCATACGGTAAAATTGGTTTCGTATCTATCCAATGGTGGTATGGTTTATTGGTACAACGTCCAGAACGTATTGGTATCATTAAAACAGTTGCTCCAATGTAATAATTGGAATTAATTAACAGTTCACTAAAGACCTCTCCAGTAGGGGAGGTCTTAATAACAAAGGAAAATTAAAATGAGTATTGAATTAACAAATGAAGTAGTAACTCCTGAGATGCAAGATGAAAACACTCGTGAGTACTGGAAAGAAAAAGCAGCACTAATTGGTGTTACATATCCGAATAACATTACTACGGATAAACTTAAGACTTTAGTCTTAGAGAAAATGGCATCTAACGATAAAGCTAATGCTGCAGTTAGAGCTCCTAAATTAGCATCTAAAAGAGATTTAGCAACTATGGTTGCTGCAGATGAAGCTCTTAAATTAGTACGCTATCAAATCATTGTAAGAGACCCTTCTCTACAATCCGCCACTGGTATGTACGTTACAGTAGGTAATGACTTTATTGGGATTACTCGTAAATTTATCCCATTTATTGAGACACCATGGCATGCAGAAAGATGGATTTTAGACCATCTAAAGACACTGAATTACACTGTAATGCCAACTGCATTACATAATCAATTAAAAGCAAACTTAAATAAACCAGAGGCTAAGAAGTTTGTTCCTAAATTCCAGATTATTGAACTCCCTCCTTTAACGGAAGAAGAACTTAAGGAATTAGCATCTCTCCAAGCTGCTCAAGGTACTGGACAGATGGATGCAGATGAAACTTCAGGTAGTACACTAGCATAACAACAAAGTCCAGTACTAAGTACTGGATTTTTTATTGGAGATTAATATGGCACAGCCAACTGATAAATACAAAACATCTGGAGCAGGGTACAAATCCTTTTCCCCAGTTAACGAAAAACCTATTACAGATGAGACTTCTTATGTTGAATTAGAAGTAGCTACAAATGTTAATGCATATGATGACCAAGGTATTCATATTGGTTTGGCTGGAGCTATTACTTCAAAACATGAAGAAGTATTGGATAATACTGCTAACAACGTAAATGTAGGTCTAGATAAACCTATTAAACATCAGACAGTAGTAGTACCTAATATTGATGTACCTCAATCTGTTAAAGATTTAACTAAAGAACTTACTTATGAGAATGGTGTTCTAGTAACTCCTAAAGATGAGAAAGTAGCAGATGAAGTAAGTAAACTAGCAGATACTATTGCTCAGTTGGCTGACTACAATACTCCTAATTACATTTCTCAAGATTCTTTGGATCCTACTTTAAATACTTTAGTAACACCTTTAGCTTTAGATGGATACATAGGTCTTGATACTTCAATGACTATTCCTCTAACTACTCAACAGTCATCTCCTTGTAGACCAGAGACTAAAGTAGTTGTACCTGAATTTGACAGAACTAAGTTAGAAGAAAGTAAAGAAATGCAGGATATGCTTAAAAGATTGGAAGATCTTTTAGGTGTAGATACTGAACCAAAAGAAAAAGTAGAACCTGTAGATAAATCTCTTATTACAACCAGAGAAACACACGGTCATGGTATTTTTGACTGGTTAAGTACCGCTACATTAAACCAAATTGAATATGGTATTAATGAGAAAAGACTATTTACTAAAGATGACGCAAAGGCTATTTACTCTGAAGCATTAGGTCAAATGATGCAACATGGGGTTCAATTTGCTCTTAGTAAAGAACAGGCTACTTGGCAATCCTACTTAATTAAAGCTCAGATGATGCAGGCAAATGTTCAAGCTTTATTAGCTAAAGCTGAACTCATTATGATGCCTACTAAAGTACGTCTAGCTTATGCTCAATTACAAGCTCAATTAAGACAACTGGATTTATTGGAATATCAAATTGAGCAAGAGAAACATCGTATTCCTCAGATTGTTGCTCAGACTGACCAAATCAGAGAACAAACTTCTCTAATCTGCCAGCAACGTAAATTAGCAGTTGAACAATTAGCTCAAGCTGAATTAGATAGAAAACTTAAACAAGAACAAGTTACTCAGGCTCAAATCCAGTCTCAAGTAATTGCTGAACAACTAACTCAGTCTAAACAACAAACCAAACAGTTAGTAGCTCAAACAGAACAAACTGTAGAACAAACCAAGTTAATCAATGCTCAAGCTCAAGGTGCATTAAAAGACATCAAACTTAAAGATGCTCAATTAATTCAAATGAGAGCTACCTTGAAACTTCAAGCTCAACAATTACTTAAAGAAAAAGAACAAGCAGCTCTTATTAAGGCTCAGACAGCAACTGCTTACGCTAACATTACAGCTCTTACTGAACAGTTAAAAGCAGCTAAAGCTCAATACTCAGATACTATTGATGGTAAACCTATTGGTGGTGTACTAGGTGCTCAAATCAATGTAAACAAAGCACAAGCAGTAGGTTTTGAGAGAGATGGCTATAATAAATTCTATTCTGCTCTTCAATCTGGATGGAGTACGAAGAAGACTGCTGACTTGGCAACTCTATCTCCATCTGCATTCAATGCTCTTGGCTTGGATAGAGCTACTAACTGGTATGCACAGAAATACTTCAATATGCCTAATGATGTATTTGAAATGCCTAAAAACTACCGTGATTATTTATCTGATGATGAGATGAATGGTACTGAAAATACACCAAACCCTTCTAATGCTAAAGTACTAACTAAGTAGAGGTTATTATGGGTTATCATACTACTAGGTATCAATATTACTATACCCAGTCAGTATCTAATTTAAATGAGGGTTGGCTTGCTGACCCCATTGCTACTATGGGAGCTGCTTCTGTTGCTAGAAGTGGTGGAGCTAATGTAGCTCAAGATGTAGAAGAAGGAATTAGAACTGGAGCAGGAATGGATTTAATCCATTTTTATCAATATGCTACTAAACGTTTTAAAAAGCGTAATGTTACATGGTCTCTAAGACAGGTATTTCAATCTGCTTATGAACTTACAGTCATCTCAGAAAAAGAGTTAAAAGCTCTTGACCCTTCTATAGGAACTAGACCTTACCGCATTGTACAGGAAGATAGAGTACCTGTTTTAGGTGGGATTAAGTTTCTAGCTGATATGCAGAAGAAGTATGGACTAGATTACTTCCATGATACAGATTCAAGGGGTAACTCTGTTGCTATTAATACTTTGACATCTGCTTCTACTCAAATTAGAGGTACTAAGTACAATACTTGGATTGTAGGTACAGAAAATAGCTCTGGGTATAAATCTATTCTATTAGTAGATCCTAGAGAAGATGTATCTCAATTTTCATCTTCAGCTCCTTTCTATGTATTGGATACTACTGTATATGAGCCTGAGAAGAGCGTAGGCATAGCGTATTGGATTAGTAATACTAGTCCTACTGTTGTAGTGAAAGATGAAGAGAGAGTGGTTCATAGAGAGGATTCTGATGTATTTGAGAATCTTCGTAAACCAGAATATGTAGCAGGTACTGTACTAACAATAAGTAAACAATCCAACTGGATTACTGATGAATTTGATGGTGAAGGTAAGATTGTTTATGACATCTCTGAAGTAGTAGATTCCACTCCTAAGCCAGAAGCTCTACAAGCTCCTGTGGAAGTAATTACTTATAAAAAATTAGAGATTATAGGAACTACTCCTAAAAGAGTATCTGTAAGGTATTGGACTGAAGTACATACTGTTACATATGATGAAGAGAAATTCTTGTATGCAACTAAATCTGAAAATCCTACTATTTGGGATATGTACAATAAAGCAAGAGCTGTTAAAGAATTAGGTGATGTTAATTTCAATTCTAGAAGGGATAAAAGACTATTTAAGTTATTCCCTTACTTACCAGTTAAAGAATACTGGACTGATGTATTTGATACTTCTAAAGCTCAGAAACTTAAAGATGCTTACAAGCTTATTGATGAAAAAACTAAAGATAAGCCAGAAGACGAAACCAGAAAAGAAGAAGATGCTCCTAAGGCTAATAGAGCTGTAGCTAAAAAATCTAGAGAAAGAGAAAAAGATATTGAGATTAAAAAAGCTCAAAGAGTAATTCAACGAGGTGGTAAATATAAAAGAAATGTAACTATAACGGATAAACTGGATTACAAATCTGGAGATAAGAGACATTTAATTCAAATGGGTAAATACTTAGGTACTGACCCAAGAGAAATATCCCTTGCTAATTCTATCCAAGAAGCCTCAGATAAGATATTTTTTAACTCCCTTCAACCAGCAACTAAATTAGCTACTAATTTTGATGTGATGGAAAAATACAATCGTATCTTCTTTAAAAAATTAATGAAGGTATTAGGTGATGGTGGTTACTCTAAATTTGAAGCTGCTCTTAAAGCTAACTTTGCTAAGAATAAAGGATTCAATCCTGAAGACTTACCTAGATATGAATTTGATTACCATGCAGGACAACTTCATGGAAGAATTTCTTTTTGCTACATCAAAGAATTCAAAATGAAGGGTGTAATTAGAAAAACTAAAAGAGTTCATAGAATTCAAGAAACTAGAAGAGGTAAGTTAGACCCTCTGTATTCTAAACAAACTAGATGGGTTAGAACTGAAAATATGAGTGATGGAGGAAGTGGTTCAAGTAGATTAGTACCAGAACATTTCCAAGATTTATTATATAGTCCAGAAGAAACTATTAATAGGTTATTGAATCCTCCTATAGAACTTGCAGAGGATAAATACTTCACTACTGAAGCTGGAGGAAAACAGTATAACATTGGAGGAGATCCTGAAAGAACAGATGTTATTCATACAATGGAAGAAGGTCAAAAGCACACTATAGCTCAAGTTACCCTATCTTCTTTTGGTTATACATTTTTCTGTAAACAAGTTACTGCAGATACTATTGAAGTTATTGCTGTAGCTGGTTTAGTAGGAGGATTTAGAGGTAACCATGAAAACTATGTAGAACAAAACCTTAATGCTAGTTGGCTTTACAGTTCTGCCTACAATGAACTAGGTATGTTGTATGAACGTAATAAATTAAAGTATGTAGAAAAAACTGCTCTTAATAAAATTGATGTAAGTACTCAAATTAGTCATGGCGGTAAAAGATATAAAACCATTAATAAAGTCCAAAACTTCTTTGTTATTCCTTTGGATTTACGAAGTGCTATGAAGCTTGGAGGAGCAGATTTAACTAGATTTGCTGGAAGAGCTATTTGGCAACATCAATGGACTCATACAGAAACTCATAGTAAAAATCTAGGCTTTATAAAAACTATTGTTACAGTAGTCAGCTTAATTGTAGCTATTATCCTTGCTACCCCTTCTGGAGGTGGTTCATTAGCTGCATGGGCATCTGCTACTGCTACTGCTATGGGTACTTCTGCTTTCTGGGTAAACTTAGTATCTAACCTTGTTATTGCACAATTGATTTCACTTGCAGTTAGTAAAGGTATTGCTCTCTTAAGTAAGTTACTTGGATTAAAAGGATTCCTCGCTCTTATTGTAGCTGTAGTTGTAGCTGTTATTGCTGCTTATGCAGGCGGATTTGATATGAACCAATCTGCTATGCCTTATGCTTCTGAAGTAGCTTCTAAACAAGTAGCAACAGAGGTAGCTAAGACTACTACTCAATCTATGGCTTCTACTGTAGTAAAAACTATAGGACAGGAAGTAGCTAAGATTACTTATAAAGACATCGCAAAAACTCTTATTATAGAGGGTGGTACAGCTTTAGGAAGTCAAATGCAAGAGCAGAATATGGCTAATCTACAATCTGCAATGGAACAAGAACAGAAACTTTATAATTCAGCTATGAGTAAATTAGAGGAAAAACAAGAAGGTGAAAAATTAACAGGATTACAGTATGATGTAAAAGAAGTTCTCAAGGCTCTTAATGTGAGAATTAAAGCACAAGATCCGAGCACCTTCTACAGTTTAACTACAATGGATGTTAATAGTTTATGTGGTATGGATTATTTAACTGGATTCTTACAATCTAAATTAAGCCTAGAACTTACTACTTTTGACCCAGTATCTAGTTTAAATTTCTCAACTAAATTAAATCAATCAAGTACCGTAGGAGGTGTTTAATGGGTGGTTATTACTATGCAAATAACCAAGTTTTGGATGAGTTTGGTAGACCTGTTAATAGGGTAGGTCAAACTGCATTAGCAAATATTGGTACTGCAAATACAATTACTGATAATGGTATTGGTAATCTATGGGGATTAACAGGGGATAATTTCAAGACTAATGTTACCCTTAATGATACATACCGTAATAACTTAAATAATTGGTATGGTATGAATAACCTTGGTGCAGACCAACAACAATTCATGAGTAACTGGATGGCTAGTGGTGGTAATGACTTAGCTATGAAAGGTACACGACAACAATTAAATGACAGATGGAATGCTGGTTTAAATGCTTGGCAACAACAACAACAAGCAAACCAAGGTGTACTAGGTACTGGTATGTCTGGTTTCCAGTTAGGTCAGTTAGCGTTACAAGGTGTAGGTACTCTATGGGGTATGTATCAAGGTAATAAACAAATGAAATTGGCTCAACAACAATTCCAAGAACAGAAAGCATTGAATCATGCTAACTTTAGAAACCAAGCTAAAGCTATGAATGCTCAATATAGAGACCAAGCTTCTGGTAGAGGTTATGTAGGTATGAGTTCTGCCGCTAAACAAGCTCTAGGAGTTGATTATCGTAATCGTAGAGTAGAAGAGGATTACTAATGCAAATTAATTGGAATAGAGTTCAAAATGGAGCAGATTATTCCGATTCCGATTTTGGGGTAGGTTCTACTCTAAATCAGATTAGTAGAATGAATGGTGTTCTACAAGCTCACCAAGACGCTATAGACGCACGTAATCGTCAAGCCTTAGACTTAAGTGGGCTAAATCAATTTAATCGCTCTATGGACGATTTAAGAGGTAATACAGTGCAACCAGCAATTCCTGCTCAAGTACAGTATCAAGTATCCCCATCTAATGTAGTATCTTCAACTGTTGCAAATACTGCATTAGGTAATGCTGCCTTAATCCCTCAATTAAGGGATTCTGGTTTATCTAATACTTTTGTTGATAGATTAGTGAATATTGAATCAGGTGGTAGAAAAGGTGATGATCCTTTCCTTAATAAAAGAGGTTATAAAGGAAAATATCAAATTGGTCAGGGATACTTAGATGACTACAACCGAGCAAATAAAACTAATTATAAGCTAGATGATATGCAAGATGATGTCTTAGCAAGTAAAGTATTCAATCATCAAATGGGTTCTTATGTGAGCCAAATGAAGAAATTTGGTTTACCTGTTAATGACACTACTGCTTACTTGGCTCATAACCAAGGTGTAGGTGGATTACGTCAAATCATTGGTGCTTTAGAAGGTGGTGAAATCTCCAGTAAAGTTAGAAGTAATATTTGGAATAACTTAACCAAAGATACTAAACAAGCTATTGGAGGAAACTTAGATAAAGTGGATAGCAGAACATTAGCCAATGCTATTTACAATCAATTTAACAGAAAGATGGTAGGTTAATATGGCTCAAATTAAATGGACTAATGTTAATGACTCAGGAGCTAATCAAGCTTTATCTATGTACCTTAATGCAGGTGATAGACAAATTGGTAGAGTTCAGGATTTACTTAACTTAGGTGCTGACGCTCTAGGTACTATTGAAAGTAATAGAGTAAAAGCTGAAGAACAAGCTAGAAAAGCTAATGCTGATTATGTAATTAATCAGATGAATAATGCTCAGTCTTTGGAAGAATTAGAAGCTTTAAGACGCAATGGTTATGCAGATGCTAATTACTTAAATAGAGCTTTTGGAACCAATGGTATCAATCTTGGTGATATTAACCAAGCAGCTAAAACATGGCAACAGGATACTGTTAAACGTGCAGAAGCTAATGACCTTAATAAAGATTTCTCTAGTCAAGGTCAAGCAAGTATTCAGGCTATTCAAGCAGCTATTGCTTCAGGGGATTACACTAAAGCCCAGAAATTAATTGCAGATAATAGAGGTAATATTTCTAACGCTACATTTAATGATTTAACTTCTGCGGCTAATAAAGGATATGAAACAGACCGTAAATATACAGCAGAGTTCTATCCATTAATCTCTCAGAAAGAAGCACAGATTGCTCAGTTAGACTCAGCTCTTAAAGTAATGGATTCTAAAGACCCTCAATTCGCTGCAGTACAACAACAGAGAAATCAAGTTATTACTGAAATGCAGAAACTTCTATCTATTTCGGGTATGGGAAATACTGATGTTTCAGGTACTAATGCTTCTAATGGTCAAAACCAAACTGCTCAATCACAAACAGCAGTACAGGAATCTCCTAAAGAAGCAGAAGGTAAAACTACTGGTACAGCTCAATCTAAATTAGCTAATATCCAAGTATCTCCTGTTCTTGATTCAATCAATACTGCGTTAAATCTTCAAGCTCCTACAAGTGAATATGAAGCTCAAACCAATAATGATAAGTTTGGTTACAACCTTAATAATGACATTCGACAAGCTGAGCAACAACAAGCATTGAATATTGAGAATGGATTAGCTGAAATTAATGCTTCTAACACGTTAGCTAATGACCAGATTAATGCTAATGCTAGAGCAGCAGGTATTAATCTAGGAAGTGTTAAAGATTCTGCTAGTGCTACTAAAGCTCTTATTGAGTTCCAGAATGCAATGGGTAAAGAAAGAGACTTAATGACTGGGGGAGCTAAGACAACTGCTGAAGCTGATTCTGCAAGAGCTAATTATGCAGGTATGCAGAAGATTGCTAGTACTCTTGGTTTAGATGATCCCAATCTTTCAGATGCAGATAAAGCTAGTATTATCCTTAATTATGCTAAACAGAAAGGTACAAATGATTCCTTGGCTAGAGATGCTATTAAAGAGCAATTTACTAAGAAAGGAACTTCAACCACTTTAATTGATGCTATTACTGGTGATGGTGAAGATATTAAGTTGAATGACCTGTATTCTAAAGCTCCAGCTTTAAATGACAATGATACTGCATGGAATGTATTATCTAGTTATTTGAAGAGAGAAAAAGCTTCATGGTCTGATTCTGGTACTAAAAAACAAGTCGATGAACTTCTTACTCAAGCTAAAGAAGCTGGTTTAACTCCTCAAGAAACTCTTAAATATGTAGCTTATAAATCCAATGAGAGAGATGACAATAACTTAGTTACCTTTGCTTATGGAGATTTGAGTGATGCTTCTACTGAGCTATCTCGTAATGCTAAGCACATTAAGGAAATGAAAGAAAGCTATAAACGTCTTTCAGCTATTCAGAAAAGTGAAGAAGGTAATTTTGACTTTGCTCAAGCAGCAGATTTAAAAAAGCAATTCAAAACTAATAGTTTTGTACCTACTTCTGTAGTTGAAAAAGTTAAGAAGAAAGGTGCTCTTAATGACGTAGAAGAGGGTAGATATCAGAATGTTGCTCGTAAACTAAATGAAGCTATGACTGAGTTAGATAAGATGCATTTAAATGCTGTAACTAATTCTGCTGGGTACACTAATAAACACGTTGTATATACCAATAGTGATAAGCGTAAAGAACTGGCTAAACGATTTGGTGGTATGAAAATTACTGCTAAAGAGTATGACGCTTATGTTAAAGGTACTGCTGCTTTATCTGATGAAGAGAAGAAAAAAGTTCCAACTTTATATCAATTTAATGCTAAACTTAGAGCCCTAGGGTTTGACCCAATTAAAATTGAAAAACCAAAATCTAAGTAAGTAAGAGGAATATATGGCTAATCAGTTTATCAAGACTGCTTTACCAATGGCTGACCTTAATCAGGCAGTTGCGAATAATGATGTTTACAATGGCATTTCTGCAGCTAAACATCAGTTCGTACAAGATATGTCCTATGACCCAGATGGCAGCTTTAACGCTGCCTCTAGTGCATTAGGAACAGCTATTGCTACAGAAACACCTGAACAATCTAGTGCTATGGCTCGTAAAGCTAATGCACTTGCAGAAGCTACTCAAAGAAAGAGAGCTTTGCTAGGGGATACTCAAGACCAGATTGACCAAGCAGAGTTTGAATCTCGTCTTAACAATGGGGAACAAGCTACTCAAATCCAAGCAGATATGGATAAGAAAAGATCTATTAGAAGTAAGAGTCCAGAAGAGAGATTGGCTAATTACCTATCTTCTGAACCTGCTTTTGATGATCCAGAATTTGCTAATGATGTAGCTACTAAAGATGATTATTCTCTAAGAGCTTTATATGGCGAAAATGTACTTCAAGGTATTAGAAGTAAAAAACTTCAAGATATCCAAGATTACAATATGGGCTATGGTAGAGAAAGAGAAAGTTCTTCATGGTTCAATGGTAGAAATATTGCAGGTGCTATTACAAGTGGTGTTGGTGAAACAATCGATGCTCTTGGTTCTGCTTTAAACTTTGCTACTAAATCTGGCGAAGAAAGAATGTATGCAGAGTTGAATCCTTATACTGCAGGTAAACGTATCCAACAGTTTGGTAAGGATATGATGCAGTCTGACTTCCAGAATAATGAAGATGTCCAAGCAGCTCGTAGTAACTTAGTAGATGCCTTTGAGAAAGAGCAATTTGTTAAGTATAGAGCTACTATGACTGATGCAAATGCTAAGGCACAAGCAAGATCGGATGCTGAATGGTTATCTGTTGCTAACGCATTAGAAGACTCAAAAGGTATCGTAACTGAATTATGGCAGAATATTCCTGACTTAGTTGGTTCTGGTGGTTTAGCTGCTTTATCTCGTATGGCTGTTGGTGGTGCATCTAAAGCTATGCTTGAAGCTGAAGCTAAACGTCAATTAAAAGAATTAGGCAAAGAAGGTATTAAAAAAGAAGCTAGAGAAATGGCTGCTAAAGAAGCAGTAGATAATCTTGAAAAAGTTGCTACTAAAGCTGGTACTAAAGTAGATGGTGCTACAAAATATACTGTTAGTAAAAATGCTGCTGAAAGTGTTACACCTAAGAAAGCTTTTGATACAGTCAAAGCTAAGAAATTTGACGAAGCTTTAGAGAAAAGTAATCACAGAGCTCGTGTAGTAGGTACTGTTGGTGAATCTATTAAAACTGGTTTTGAAGAATCTGCTGGTACTTATGAACAAGCAGCTCAAACAGTATTATCTATGGATAGTAACCAAGTAGCTAATACCAAAGAAGGTAAAAAACTTAAAGAACAACATCCTGAATGGTCAGACGATAAGATTAAACAAGAACTAGCTATGAAAGCTGGTGAAAAATCTTATGAGTCTAATGTAGAAGTTCAAGCTGCTTTAGGTGGTATCTTTGCTGGTCCTGAACTTCGTATGTTTGACAAAGCAGGTAGAGCTACTGGAGTAAAAGGTAAAGTAGGTAACTACGCTAAATCTATTGGTTCTCAATCAATAGAAGAAGGTGTTGGTGAAGGTGCTAATACTTATGCTACTAACCTAGCAGTAAATAAAGCTTTAGGTGAAGATGTAGTAGATACCACTAAAGGTATGTATGCAGATGCAGTTAGAGGTGCATTATCTGGTGGTTTATCTACTGGTGTTACTAACGTAGGTGAATTAATGCCTGCAGCTAAGAAAGCTATTGCTAAACCATTAACTGCTGCAGCAAAAGTTAAACAAGACCAAGCCAAAGAAAAAGCAAATCTTGAATTCCAATCTATTATTACTGGTTCAAGTATGCCTACTCAAGATACCTCAATCAAAGGTAAAGTTAAGAGTGCAGTAGGTAAAAATTCATATGACCAAGGTCAAGTAGATGAGGTTAAATCTGCATTTGCTAATACTAAATTTGGTGAATTAGCTGAAGCTAATGCAAAAGCACTCAAACAAAGATTTGGTGTAGGTGAAGATGAAGATGTTAGTTTCTTTGAATTAGCTGACCAGTATGACAAACAAATCAGTAAAATGGTCAAAGACTATATTGAGTTGGATAAAAAAGGTGAAGATAACTTAACTCCTGAAGAAAAAACTACATATGCCCAACTTCAAGAACAAGTAGTATCTCACAATCATTATACTGCTGGATTACGCCAAGCATTAGAACAAGATGCTGTTCAGACTATGAGTAATATGTCTGAAGCTGAACGTGAAGCTTATATTCAAAGTATAAACGATAATCCAGTCATTGCTAAGATTAAGGGTAAAACTGCTTTAGAGAACTATTTAGAAGCCAAAGAAGCGGAACAACAATCTCAACAATCAGAAGATTATTCAGTTCAAGTAAATGACCAAACCACTGCTTCAGTAGTTGACGATACTGGTTCTGCTTCTATTAAGAAAGCAGTAGCTGACTATAAAGATCAAGTAGCTAAGATTGATGCAGACACTAAATTAACGTCTAGAGAGCGTGCAGCATTAAAAACTAAATTAGCTAAGGGAATGGTAGCTAGTGTTAAAAATATTGCAACTAGAGACGCTTTAGATACTGATAACATCACTAAAGCTTGGTCATCTATTGGTACTATGACTAAAGACATCATGGATACCTTAAATGATTCTGATACTGGTTTTGAAGCCAATACTAAAAATAGTCTAGTTAGACTTCTTCAATATATTCATGGTACTGCTAATGCGATTGAAATGGGTGAAATTCCATCTAAGACTGAACAATTAACTCAGTATGAGAAATTGATTGGTTCTGCTGGTCGTGGTCGTCAGATGAGGGGTTTGTTGGATTATGCTCAAGAAGCTTTAAACAATAAAGGTAAACTAGGTATTATTGGTGCTTTACAGTTACAACACTTCCGTCTAACCCAACAAGAAAAAATGAATGCTGCTGAGAAGCTCTTAAATGACGCAGATGAGCAAAATTTATTTGATGGTAAAGGCGAACTTAAAGAAGGTGTAGAGCCACTTGTATTAGTTAATAAAGCACTTAAAAACCAAGATAAACGTCAGAGAAAACAAAGTGGAGAAGACTTCACTAAATTTACCAATAGAAAAGCATTACAGGCTTATATTAGAGCCCTTAAGAATGATGCTTCATTAGATGGTATCTTTGATAGTTTATCAGGTAAAGTATCTGGTTCTAAAGCAACCAAAGATACTACTGAAACAAAACCTAAAAAAGAATCTAAACCAAGTAAAGAAACTACAAGTACTAATACTAGTACAAGTACAACTCCTGCTAAGACTTCACAACCAACTCCTACTACTTCTACTCCAAAAGTAGATACTAAGAAACTTCAACAGTATCTAGAAGAGAATAAGGAAGACTTTGGGTATGATTCAAGTGATTTAGAGTTTGCTGAGTCTTTAGATAAATTAGATGACTTTGAAATTGAGATTCCAGATGTAGATGAAGTTCTTAAACCAATTAAATCTAGAAAGTATGACGTAAGTGATTTAGATGATTTATTTGGTTCTGCTTCTATTGCAGGAGACCAAGACTTAGGTTCTGCTTCAGTTGAAACAGGATATAGTTCTGATGTAGAAATTGCTGCTGCTCAAATGAAAGTAAGAGAGTCTGAAATGAAAGACTTTGTAGCTACTTTCTTAAGCAGAACTAAAGTACCTAAAGGATTCCAGTTTACAACTGAACAATGGCATGCTCTTAAAGGAATGGTTGATTTCATTAAAGATAGAGATTTCCGTAAAACTATTACTGTATCTGGTTATGCTGGTACAGGTAAAACTACTATTGTTAAGTATGCTGTAGACTTTGCTCTTGGAGATCCTAAACTAGCTGCTTATATTGCACCTACTTGGAAAGCTGCAAGTGTGATTGCTCATAATACTGGTACAGAACCTGCTGTAACTCAAGGTATTACTTACATCAATAAAAATGGTGAAATGGTATTTACCCCTAAATTCCTTAAGACCCTTAATTCAGATGTAGTTATTGTAGATGAGTCTTCTTTCCTATCTCCTAATGAAATTAATAACCTTAAAGAAGCAGCTAAGCATGGTAGAAAAAAATTAATCTTTATGGGTGACCCAGCTCAGTTACCTCCTATTTCAGGAACTGATGCAGATGGTACTGTTAAAGCTAGTTATGTATTTAATGAAACTCCTACTAATAAAGTATTTAATTTATCTGAAGTTAAACGTACTAACAGTGCTGGTTTACTTGCAGTACTTACTGCTATTCGTAACCATAAAGGGGAACAATTAGGTAAAGTACCAGTTCTTAATACAGACAGTATTACTTATACAGATAATGCCAATAAATTCTTAGAATCAGCATTACCTACTGTAGTAGCTGACCCAGTTAATAATGTTCTTGTTGCAAATACTAATAAGAGTGTTACCGCTCTAAATAAATTAGCTAGGGATGTTAAATTTGGAAATATTGATACTTCTAAAGTACCTGTTCAAGTAGGTGAAAAGTTAATTGGTTATATTGGCTCTGGTGTTAAAGGTAAGGAATTAGGATTTACTAACTCTATGGTTCATGACGTACTAGAAGTTAGTAACTTAGATTCTGCATTTAAAGGAGCTATCTATACAATCTCTGTTCCTGAAATTCTTCAAGAGAATGGTGAACCAACTAAAGATGTAGAATATGTTCCCCTATTCCCTAATGACTCACTATTTGTAGAAGGGGTTTCAGATAAACCTGAGATTCTAAAAGCCAATAGAGATGCACTAGCAACATTAATTAGAAAAGAGGTTATTAAAGCTCTTAATGCTACTTACCCAAGAGATGCAGGTAGAATTGAGGAGAGTATTAAAGAATTAGTTAAAACTCTTCCTGACTTTGGTTCTGATGTATATTTCAGCTTCCATCCAGATAAAGAAAATGGTGTAAGAGTTGATGTTACAAGTAATCCTGCAAAATCTACTTTAGATTTACATAGACAAGCTAATGCAATTTTAAGAGCTAACTTAAACATTAAAAAAGGTGTAGATTTCCCTTATGCAATTACTACACACAAATCTCAAGGTAGTACATATCAAAATGTATTCTTTAATGCTAGACCTATGGGAGGAGATGCAAATGTAGTATTGAATGGGGAAGTAATTACATCTACTGCTAATGCTCTTAACTATGTGGCTATGAGTAGAGCTAGTAAACATTTAACAGTATTCACTGGAGGTGTATCTACTTACCAATTAGATGCTAACCAGAATACTGCTCAAAATGCTTCATTCCCTGAATTTACAGGTAAAGGGGCTACTGAGTTTAATACCTTAATCTCTGCTGCAAGTAAGTACTTAGCCCTACATACTCCTTCATTTGAAGGTGGTTCTGTAGGTGAAAGAGCTGCAGTAATGGCTAATTTCCCTGCATACAGCATTGAAGATATTAAGGATACAGATACAGTATTACTGGATTATCAAACCAATGCAGATGTTGTAAACCATAATAGAGAGGCTCTTAATAAAGTAGTTAAGTCTGGTGCTCGTATTATTCTTAGAACTCCTAAAGGTCGTAACGTAGGAGCAGAAGCTCTTGATAACTTCTTTAATATTAAAGGTTATGTATTACAGAAAGACATTTCTAATGAGCTAGTAAGACAGTATGTACCTTTAGCTAAAAGTAAGAATACAGCATCTTATAAAGATGCACTAACTGTAAGCCCTAATTTCATTAATTCTCTTGGTTTAGAGGGTAATGAAGCAGAAGACTTAAAGGATAGTTTAGAGTACATCATTAATGCTCCTAAAAACCCTCTAGAAGGACATCAAGAATTTAGCCCTACTTCTGGTATGGGTACAGGATTACACATCCTTAATTACGCTTTAAACTCTAAAAAATTAGAACCTACTTATGCAAATGTTAAATCTCAACTAGAGTCATTTGCTCAGACTGGTTTTACTACTAATGGTCAAAAATATGACTTCCCTCAAATGTTCAAGGGAGTAGAAGTTAATGCTCCATTAACAGCTTTACTTGCTTCTGAGTTCTTACAAGCATTTGATAATCCTACTAATGATAAATTAGAGAATATCAATAATGCTTTTGGAATGACTAAAGGTAAGAATGGTAACTTCTACGCTCTCAATACATCAGAGACATTTAGAAATGCTAAAAACTCTCTATTTGCTAAAGTACAAGGAATTGAAGACAGTTCTGTTAAAGGTAAACACTTTACTTCTGCTTCTATCCAACAATTAGCAAAAGATTGGGATAGTACAGCAGAGATTATTGCATCTCAATTCAATAAAGATATTAAAGCAGAATACAGACTTAAAGGTTTAGACCTTACCGAGAAAGGTGCTACTAATATTTTGAATAATCCAGATGTTAAGTACTCTGAAAGAACTCCTCTATTTAACCAAGATACTTTAGATAAAATTAATTCTAAAGATAGTGGTGTAACTGAGGAACAAGTACTAGCTGGTAAATACGCAGATGGTGAAGTAGGTGGTGGTGATAAATACTTCCTTAAAGGTTTAGCTCACTTAAATGCTGACATTAAGAGACACTTAGAAACCAGTATCTTATCTCCATTACAAAATCCTAAGAAAGATGCCTTTAATCTTAATGGTTTCTTGAACTTTACTACTATTCGTGAAGTAGGTGGTAAACGTCAAGTAGAGATGAGTGATGAGTTACTTACTGGTATGGTTAATGCATTAGCAGAAACTGTATCTACTCCTACTATCTCTTCTAAAGGTTCTTTTGTAAGAGAATCTTATACTGATAACGGAGCCAATGAGATTACTTTAGTAGATATCACAAGTAACCCTAATATCTCAAGTGAAGCTGCAATTAAGGACTATAAGAAAGGTATAGTTCCTGAAATTCTAACTACTGACTATGCACTATCTAATTTAGGTACTATTAAATCTGAATTCATCTCAGAACTAGGTCGTAAAACACTTAGAAATTTAGGTATTAAAGTAGACCCTAATAGTGATGTTGCAAGTCAAATGGAAGGCTTAGCATTCTCTTTAGGTACGGAGTTATTCAACTACTTACATGCTAATGGTTTAGTAAATGTTCAACGTATCTACAAACATCCTCCTGAAACATCAGTAGAAGCTTCAACTGTATTCATTGACCATGTATCTTTTGCATGGGATTCAGAAAGAGCAGTAGATACTAAGAAAGACCATTTCAAACGTGGTAAAGCTAGAACCTTATTCCGTAAAGGTACTTCTTTTGATGACTACAAAAAAGCAGTAGCTGAATTCGTAACATCTAAAGGGGATAACACTGTACTAGCAATGGCTCTACTCAATAGATTTAATGACACTAGAGTAGCCAATGATTTATTCCCTAATAGGGATAAAGGGTACAGAGGATTTAG